AGGCAGCACTCGCCAGTCCCGCAAGGACCGTGCGCTGGTGCTCAGGCTCTACCCCATCTGCTACCTGCAGTACGACGGATGCATACGGGTCAGCACGCAGGACGACCACGTCGTGCCGCTCGAGCAAGGCGGCACCGACGACCTGGGCAACCGACGCGGTGCGTGCGCGCACTGCCACGAGATCAAGAGCCGGCGCGAGGCAGCACAAGGCAGAGCGGCAGCCCAGGCACGGGCACGGCATCCCCGCGAGACTCATCCAGGCTTGAGGTAGGGCCGGGACCCCCTCCCCCCACCACGGCGGACACCCGAAGGTGCTGCGGCTGAACTTGCGTACGGGTCTGGCACCACGGAATCGGAGGTAGACATGGCTGGTCATGGCCCTGCTCCGAAGCCGGCTGCGCGTCGTGCGCGGCGGAATGCTGACCCTACGCCGATCCGTAGCCTGCAGTTGGTCCGCAAGCCTGCTCCCGAGCTTCCCGATGATATCGACTGGCATCCGCGCACGCGTGACTGGTGGGCGATGTGGACTGAGTCGGAGTTGGCGAAGGACTTCACGGCTACCGACTGGTCATTCTTGCTGGACACGGCCTTGATGCATCACGCGATGTGGAGCAAGGGTCAGTGGACGCTGGCGGCTGAGGTTCGTCTACGTGTCGCGAAGTTCGGTGCGACCCCTGAGGACCGTGCGCGGCTGCGGATCACGTTCGCGGACGCGGACGAGAAGGACGACAAGCGCAAGCAGCGGGCGAACGGCGCTGACTCGCGGAAGCGGTACGGCGGCACCAGTGCCGTGGCATCCAGCTGAGCCGGGCGACTTCCCGACGCTGGGTTGGTTGGCCCTCGACTGGTTCACCGAGTACCTGGCGCGGCCTGAGTCTCCCGAGTATGAGCCGTTCGTCGCCACTCAGGAGCAGGCCGACTTCCTGCTGAACTTCTACCGCCTGGATCCGCGCACCGGGGCTCGTCTGCGGCGTCGGGGCATCATCTCGAGGCCGCGTGGTTGGGGTAAGTCGCCGTTCACTGCGGCGGTGGCGTGCTTCGAGGCGTTGGGGCCGGCGCTGTCCGACGGTTGGGACGCGGACGGGCAGCCGGTTGGGATGCCGTGGAGTGAGGTTCGTCGGCCGCTGGTCGAGATCGCAGCGGTTTCCGAGGATCAGGTCGACACGAACACCTGGGCGCCACTGCTGGACATGCTCGAGCGCGGGCCGGTGATCGACGAGTATCCCGGCGTGGAGCCGATGGCGGGTTTCGTGAACCTTCCGTACGGCAAGATCCAGAAGCGGACGGCTGAGGCCAGTTCAGCGAAGGGTGCGCCGGCTCATTTCGTGGTCTGCGATCAGACTGAGGAGTGGGTCGCCAGCAATGGCGGTGTGCGGCTGTTCAACACGCTGCGGAACAACGTCATCAAGCGTGGCGGGCACCTGCTTGAGTCCCCGAACGCGTTCACGCCGGGCCGCGGTTCGGTTGCGGAGTCGAGCATGGCGACGTATCAGGCAATCCGCGAGGGTCGCACGAAGCTGGATGACGGTGTCTACTTCGACCACCGCGAGGCACCTGCCGAGACGGACATGGAGGACCGCGACTCGCTGCTCGCGGGTCTTGCGGTCGCCTATGGGGACAGTGCGGACGTTGCTCAGTGCGCCATTCATCAGCCGCCGTGTGAGCGTCCCGGTTGGGTGAACCTCGACCACATCGCCGCGTCGATCTGGGAGCCGGACGCCGACCCGCAGCTGTCCCGGTCGGACTGGTTGAACCAGATCACGCACGCCTCCGATTCGTGGCTCTCGCAGCCGGAGTGGAAGGCGTGCTACGACCCCAACGCGGTGATCGCAGACCGCGACGTCATCACGCTGGGTTTCGACGGTTCGCGCGGGCGATTCAAGGGCAAGCCGGACGCAACCGCGCTGGTCGGCTGTCGAGTCTCCGATGGGCACCTGTTCGAGGTTCGCGTGTGGGAGGCGCCGCCGGACAAGGCGCAGTGGCCGGACTGGTCGCCGCCGATCGTCGAGATTGAAGCCGAGATAGCCAAGTGCTTCGACCGCTATTCAGTGGCGGCGTTCTACTGCGACCCGGCGAAGGACTGGCGTTCGCATGTGAACGCATGGGAAGCGAAGTACGCCGGCCGGTTGGTCAAGACGCCGGCAGGGAAGGCCATGACCTCGAGCCGCGACCACCCGTTCGAGTGGTGGATGACGGGCGGCCGGTCGGGACTGATCCAGCGGGCCATCGAGCAGCTCGAGGGTGCGGTTCGCAACCAGGACATGACTCACGACGGGTCTGCCGACCTGACGCGTCATGTGCTGAATGCCCGTCGACGGCTCCGGCACGGCAAGCTCGCGCTTGCCAAGGAGCACGACTACTCAGACAAGAAGATCGACGCCGCCGTGGCGGCCATCCTGGCGTGGCAGGGCAGGCTCGATGCGGTCGCCGCGGGTGTAGGCCAGCAACCGACGTTCGTGGCGCCTGTCCGCCTCCGATGACTGACCGTGAAGGGGTGACGGCGTGGCGCTTGACCCGATTGCGCTGAAAACCCCCTACACGCCCGAGTGGTGGATGGACACGCTGGCGAAGCGGATGCTTGACCGGAGCCGGCTGCTCCGGTTCGGCATCCTCGAGGCATACCGCGCTGGGTGTCCGCCGTTGGTGACGGCTACCGAGTCGCAGCGGACGACGTTTCAGGCGTTCAACCGGGTGTCGCGGTCGAACTTCGCTCGCCCGGTGGTCCGGGCGCTGGTGGAGCGGCTCGCGGTCCGGGCGATCCGTACCGCGGCGGTCAATGACGACGCGGGCGACTCGGTTGCATGGCGGTACTGGACAGGATGTGGACTGAATATCGCCGCTCCTGACGTGCACTCGGACATGGGGACGTTCTCGGAGGCGGTTGTTCGCGTCGGTGTCCGTGCCGACGGCTCTCCGGTGGCTCTGAGGCGTGACCCGCGCTACGTGGTGACCGAGCAGGATCCGTTCGACCCGCTGCGGACCATCGCGGCGCTCGAGTTGATGTGGGATCCGATCACGAGCACCGACTACGCGCTGTTGTGGCTTCCTGGTGAGGAGCATGTCGCCACACGGGAGCGCAAGACGAAGCCGCCGACGTTCCAGGTGCCGGGGATTCTGGCTGAGGACCGCCGTCAGGCGCGGCTGCCGTGGTTTCCGCGGCTGTCGTTCGAGCCTTCACAGTTCACGATGCGCCCGAACGTCGACGACGTGCCTGAGGAGTTGCGCGACTCGGCCCCGTACTCGCGGACCTTGGATCAGCCGGTCGTACCGGTTGTGCGGCTCACCAACCGCGACGGTGTTGGTGAGTTCGAGGAGCACCTGGACCTGATCGACTGCATCAGCTTCCTGGACATGCTGCTGAACGTGGTTGGTGGCGTGCAGGCGTACAAGCAGCGGTCGCTTCAGCAGGACGCAAACGACGGCCAGGACCGCCTGCCGGACAAGAACCCGAACACGGGCGAGCCGATCAATTGGGATGAGATATTCCAGCCTGGTCCGGATGCGCTGTGGAAGCTGCCGCCGGGCGTCACGATCCACGAGTCTGGCCAGGTCGACATGCAGGGCCTCCTGTCGGCGATCGAGAGCAAGATCAAACGACTGTCGACGTTGACGAACACGCCGTTTGCGCTGCTCTCCGACGATGTGAACCAGTCGGCGGAAGGTGCGCAGGCCAAGCGTGAGGGTCTGGTTCTCAAGGTTGAGGACCGGCAGGACATCGCGGGCTTCTTCTGGCCGCAGGTGATGTCACTGGTGCTGTCGTTCGCGCCAGAAGCCGACCGGTACGACGCGAACGGGAACGACCGAGCAGACGCCGGCCGAATGATCTTCGACTGGAAGCCCGCCGACCGGCCGAGTCTCGCCGAGAAGGCCGGCGCGGACGCGCAGAACAAGACCCTCTCGGTGGACATGGCCGCGCAGAAGATTTGGGGCCTCACGCCGGACGAGGTGGCGATCAACCGGGCGCAGAAGAGCTCCGACGCACTCCTGGCCGCCGCGCTAGCCCCCGCGCCTGCACCTCAGGGAAGCCCAACCGGTGGCAACCCAGTCCCCGCAGCCTGATCCGCGGCTGCTGGCGCTCGCGGCGGCCTACCAGGCGCAGACCGAGGGTCTACGGGCCAAGATCGAGCGATACGTGCGGTCTACGTGGCGCTCGCTGCGCATCTACCGCAATCAGCAGCGGGCGCAGTTCATCCGCGAGGTTGTCCCGGTCGTGAACGGTGCTCAGCGGCAGGTTTCGTCGCTGACGTCGGCGTTCTTGGCCCATCAGCGGCAGATCGCGCTCGGCACCCCGTTCAAGCCGGCCGCAGTCGACCCGGAGAAGGTGACCGGCTCGGCGGCACGACTCGGCACGCCACCGGATCAGGTGTACGGGCGCCCGTTCGACCTGACCTGGCGGCAACTGCACGACCTGCCCCATCAGCCAGGCATGATCGAGAAGGCGATCACCGCTGGTGAGGACCGCGCGGTCGAGCTCGCTCTGGATGACGTGCAACTGGCGAAGAACCACACCGCCGCCGAGGTTGGCAAGGCCGACGATCGGGTCAAGTACGTCCGGCGCATCCTCGAAGGTCCGTCGTCGTGTGGGCTGTGCATCGTCGCATCCACGCAGCGGTACCACCCGGCGAAGCTGATGCCGATCCACGGCGGCTGTGACTGCGGGCAAGAGTTCGTCTACTCGGACACCGATCCCGGCCAGATCCTCGACCTGAACACACTGCAGGACATTCACGACCGCATCGAGCAGCGGTTCGGCGCGTCGAATGCGGGTGCGCGACGCATCCCCGGTACCGGCAACTACAAGACGGCCCTGCAGTACCGCGACGTGCTGGTGACGCACGAGCACGGCGAACTCGGACCAGTGCTTTCCGTCCGCGGCGCGAAGTTCACGGGCCCCTCAGACATCGCCTGAGACGCAGGCGAGAACACCCGACACGGGAGAACGCCGACATGGCACACCTGAACAACCGCTTCCTGCCCACGCACCCGCTGACCGGCATCCGCGCCGTCTACATCGACCGCCACGGAAGGCCGCGCTTCCCCATCATGGGTGGCGACGACTCCGGTGACGGTGGCGACGATGACGCAAGCGGAGACGGCTCGGCATCGTCCACGGCCAGCGAGCCCGGATTCCCCGCGAACACGCCGCTGGAGCAGATGACCGCCGAGCAGCGCGAGGCGTACTGGAAGCACTACGCACGTCGCAACGAGGATCGCGTCAAGGCGTTCGGCAAGCTCACCCCGGAGGAACTCACCACTCTCCGCGAGAAGGCAAGTCAGGTCGACGCGCTCACTGCGGCGAGCAGGTCCGACATGGAGAAGGCCGTCGACGAGGCGCGCCAGACCACGCAGCGAGAGGCAGACGCGAAGTACCTCCCGCTGCTCGCAGAGACCGCCTTCCGAGTCGCCATCGGCGACCGGAGGCCCCAGAACGAGGTCGACGACTTTATCGCCGACCTGAACCTGTCAAGGTTCCTCACCGACGACGGGCAGGTGGACACCGCCAAGGTGCTCTCCCGCGTTGAGCAGTTCGCGCCCGCCACGGGCAACCGTAGGAGTCCCGCAGGCCCGACCGTGTTCGGTCTCGGAGCTCCGACCCCGCAGCGCCCAGCCCCGGGCGAGCAGGGGCGTGCTATGGCCGCGAAGCGGTTCGGCGCGAAGCAGTAACTCACCTGTCAATCCCGAAGAGGAAGGGTCAGTAATGACCGACATCGCCGTCTACACGGTGCAGGAGCAGGCGGAAAACCTCTCCTGGGACCTCAGCACTCCGCAGAACCCCGGACATCGAGTCTCGGGGACCATCGACGTGACCCTGTTCACGGCCGCGCAGCACTTCCCGAACGGGTTCATCCCGTCCGGCACCGTGCTCGGCAAGGTGACCGCCACCGGTCTCCTCGGCCCCTACCTGGACGCCGCCACCGACGGTCGCCAGACCGCGGTCGGGTACCTCGCGGCCAGCACCCAGGTGCTCCAGCCCAACGGGACCTCGAAGGGCAAGGTCGGCGCCGCCGTCCTCGTCGCCTTCGCACCCGTGTCCGTGTCGAAGCTGCCGCTCACGTCAGGAACCGCCGCAGCCGGCGGCTACATCGACGCGAACGGGCAGGCCGACCTCAAGAACATCTACCACGCGGCCTGACCGGCGCCTGAGAAAGAGAGCAAATCATGGCTATCGTCTACGACGGCCCGGTCCTGCCGGATGACCTGACCACCTTTGTGCGGCAGGTCCCGGTCCCGGCCAACTACGTGCTCAACAGCGTCCTGCCGGACGTGCATGTGCAGACCAACCGCATCGACGTCGGGCAGATCACCCGCACCAACCGGACGGCGCGCTTCCGTGCCTACGACGGTGCGCTGCACGTCGGTCAACGGGACGTCTCGCAGGTGTCCACGGTGACGCTGCCGCCCCTCTCCGACTCGCTCGCGCAGGGCGAACTGGAGCGGCTGAAGCTGGAGTTCGCCCGCACGGGCGGCACCAACCAGGCCGCGTTCGTGGAGGCGATCTACAACGACGCCGAGCAGCTCACCCGGAACGTGCAGAACCGGATGGAGTTGGCCCGCGGTGACATCCTGTCCGACGGCAAGTTCACGATGCTGTCCGCGAATGGCGAGCCGGTGTTGGAGGCCGACTGGGGTGTTCCGGCCGGGAACTTCGTCACGACGGCGACTCTGTGGTCGACCACTGCTACGGCGGACCCGATCAGCGACATCAACACCTGGGTCACCTACTACATCGGGCTCAACGGGTACGCGCCGGGTGGCATGTGGATCAGCCGGCAGACGCTGAACAACCTGCTGGTGAACCAGAACATCCGCACCGCTGCCGGGACGGTCCTCGGCGCGTCGCTGATGGTCACCCGCACCACGCTGGACGCGACGCTCGACCAGCGCGGCCTGCCGCCGATCCTCGGCGTGTACGACTCGCAGGTCGACGTGGATGGCACCGCGACGCGGATCCTGCCGCAGAACAAGGTCATCTTCGTTCCCCCGGCCGGCCAGCCGTTCGGCCGGACCGTGTGGGGCGTCTCGGCGACCGCGCTCGAGCTGGTCAACGCGGCAGTGACGGACCTGTCCTTCGAGGACGCGGCCGGCATCGTCGGCGTCGTCGAGAAGGTTGGGCCGCCCTACCGCGAGTTCACCTTCGTGGACGCGGTCGGGATGCCGGTGCTCGACAACCCGCGCGGCCTGATGGTCGCCACGGTCGCCTGATGGCCGACCTTGTGAGCACCGTGTGGGTGCGCAACGAGGACAATGAGGCGGTTGCGTTCCACCCGGGCGACACCGTGCCGAAGTGGGCGCGCGAGCAGATGGGCGACCACTGCTTCAGCGCCGACTCGGATGCGGCTGAAGAGTCGCCGGCACCCGCCAAGAAGGCCGCTGCGAAGCGGTCCAGCAAGTAATCGGGGAGGTGAGGGGTCGTGACTGCCACTCCCCTGGTCGTACAGCCTGATGTCGAGACGGCGCTGCTGCGGCCCCTCACTGACTCCGAAGCTGAGTTCATTGATTCACTGTGCGACGTCGCGTCTGTGCGGATGCGCACAGCAATGCCGTCGGTGGATCTGCGGATCGCGGCGTTCGATCCCGCGACTGGGACGGGACTGGACCCGGCGGCCGTGGCCGCGATGCTCGGTGACGTGGTCGCGCGGGCATTGTCGAACGCGACGGTTCCGGCTGGCGCGTCGTCTGAGTCCGAGGCGACAGGTCCCTACTCGCGGACTACCAGTTACCGCTCGGCGGTGACGCGGGCCGTGGTCATCACGCCCGCTGACCTGGCGCAGTTGTCTCCGTCCGCGGCGTTCGTCATGCCGGGCACTATCCGCACGACGCCGGTCCGTCACGGCTGGCGATCCTGGTGACCCCGCCCTACGGCGAGACGGTCACCCTGCTGTCTCGCACCATCACCGGCCAGGACTCGGACGGCAACGACGTCTACGACACGGTCGAGACGGACGTGCCCGGCTCGGTGTTCGCCCCATTCGGCAGCACGGAGCTCATTCAGGGCCAGGACACGACGATCACCAATCCGACCGTCTATCTCGGCCTGGTCGACTCGAGCGGCAATCCGGTCAACCCGGAGGCGACGGATAAGGTGCGCCGCGCGAACGGCGACCTGTACGACGTCGACGGTGAGCCGCAGGTCTACCCGCCGAATCCGTTCACTGGTACGCAGGTGGGGCCGGTTTTGAGACTGGAGCGGGTGACCGGATGAGCACCTACCGCCACGACTACAAGGCGTTCGGCGCGCTCGTCCTCAACGCCCCGTGGATGGAAGCGGACATGCGCGCCCGTGCCGAGCGGGTCAAGGCACTCGCGGAGGCGATCGCACCGTATGACCCGACCGACAGGGACGGCGAGCATTACCGCGACTTCTTCGAGGCCGACTCGGGCACGCATGGTGGCATCCACCACGACCGCACCTATGGCCGGGTGAGCAACACCCACCCGGCGGCGCGCTACATCGAGTTCGGCACCGCCGAGTCTGTCGACGACAAGGGCCGCAAGCACGGTGCGACACCTCGCCACCGCACGCTCGGCAAGGCTCTGGACGCTGCAGGCTAGACGGTCGGCTTCTGTGCCGGTGGCCCTTCGTCGAGGTCCACGAAGCAGACGATCAGCACGCCGATCACCCCTAGGAACAGGCTGAGCAGGATGCCCGCGGTGACATTCCCCCGAGCATTCCCGATCACTGCACCGACGGCCACGCAGACCATCCAGAACATGATTACGAGAAGCAGCATTCTCGGAGGATAGACCTAGGGGGCCGGGTGACGCTCGTTTATGCCGAAGCGGAATCCGTCGTCCGGTCTGCCCTCGCATCCGCATTTGCGGACGTACGGGTCGTAACCGAACTTCCCGCGAACCTCGGCGACGTGCTCCCGGTGGTCGAGGTGTCCCGGTTCGGCGGCTCGGACGACGTGCTGAGCTTCGACAACGCGAACGTCGACGTCGACGTTTATGCGGCCTCTCGAGGGGCTGCACGGACGCTTGCCGAGCAGGTCCGCGCCTACATGCGTGGGCAACTCCCCGGCCAGACGTTCGCGGGCGCATTCGTGCTGTCCGTGTCGACGATCTCGGCGCCCATGTGGACGCCGTATGACAACACGGCGCTTCGCAGGTTCAACAGTTCGTACCGGATCCGTTTGCACAGCCTCCAGACCAGCTAGGAGAGCGCCATGGCGACCAAGAAGCACACCGAGGGCAACCCGGCGAACATCATCAACGCGGGCGCCGTCGCTCCGGGCGACCCGAACATGCCGGCCCCGTCCGGCAAGTCGGTCAAGCTCCACCACCCTACGTTCGCGGACGTGTCCACCGAGGTCGCGGCTGCCGACGTGGACGCCTGGACCGCGCAGCACTGGCGCAAGACCCCGCTGCCCAAGTAACCCGATCCCCTCCCCGGCAACGGCGAGGTAACCCCTAGGGCCACTGCAGATCACCTAGGAGATGGAAACATGGCGACTTCTACCGCCAATGTCGTTGCCGGAAAGCCCGTGTTCGGTGGCGGCATCTACCACGCCCCACTCGGCACGGCACTGCCGACCGACTCGACCACCGCTCTCGACGCGGCGTTCAAGAGCTACGGCTACTGCGACGACACCGGAGTTGTGGAGACCCCGACTCGGACGAACACCCCGATCAACGCTTGGGGTGGGGACATGGTGAAGAACCTGTCCGGCGCCTACACCAAGACGTTCGCGGTGACGTTCATCGAGGCCCGCAACCATGAGGTGCTCGGCTCGGTGTACGGCGAGGGCAACGTGACCAGCACGGCGGCCACCGCCACCACCGGCACCCTGTACGCGGCGCTCGACAAGGGTGACCCGCTGCCCTACGAGACGTTCGTCATCGACACCATCGACGGGCTCGGCAGCGAGCGCATCGTCATCGAGAACGGCCAGATCACCGACATCGGCGCGATCACCTACAGCGACGCCGCCGTGGTCGCGTACCCGGTGACCATCACCGCCTACCGGGGCACCGTGACGGGCGCCTTCTCGGCGAAGTACGGCGACGACGGGATCACCACCGCCTGATCGCATCTGCTCCACCCCCCGCGGCTTCCATCGCAGTGGCCCGGTCGCGGGGGGTGCTTCACCTTGGGCCACTGTCAACAGAAGGGCTACTGCGATGTTCAAGGTTCCACCATCGAAGGCGTCGACCGGCGACGACAAGTTCGAATTCGAGATCGATGGCAAGGCGTACAAGATCAAGAAGTTCGGCTGCCTCAGTCTCGAGCAGCAGATCTACCTCCGCTCGGACGAGTGCGGCGAAGAGGAGACCCTGGACCTGATCTGGGGCGCGAAGGGCACCAAGGCCGGAGACGCTGTTCGCGCGCTTGAGTCCGACCAGTTCGAAGATCTCAAGAATGCCTGGATCGAAGAGTCGTCGGTGTCGCCGGGGGAATCAGCGGCCTCCTCGAGCTGATCCGGGATCATCGGGAGGCCGTCGAGTACGACCTGATCCAACTCGGCTTGCGACTCGCATGGATCGGCACCCCCGCGCTGACCTGGCGTGACCTGCTGGTGATCGTGCAGCAGTCTCCGGCCGGTTCTGCGCTGGATCGTGCGATGAACCCGGATAGCGCCATGTGGGGCCTTTCTGAGCACCTCCTGGCGAAGGTCTTCGACGTTCTGCAGGAAGCCAATTGGCAGCGGCAGGGCGACAATCGCGCCCCGCGCCCTGAGCCTTTGCCGCGTCCTGGCGTTGAGGGGTCGCAGCCGAAGCATCGCGGCGGCGTCACCCGTGAGGAAGTCGATGCGTTCTTGAAGCGGGTAAACCCGCGTCCCGACGAGCAGCCGGACGGAGGTGGCCCCGCGTGAGCGACAACATCGGTTCCGTTTCCGTCGAGGTCGTCCCCGACGCCCGCGGCTTCCCCGAGAAGCTCAAGGCGAAGCTGCGCAACCTCGAAGTCACGGTCGGCGTCAATCTCGACGCGGGCAAGGCGAAGGCCCAGCTCGACAAGCTGGCGATGACTCGCCGCTCGGCGAAGATCAACGTCGACGCGGACACAAAGTTGGCTGCGGCGAAGCTGGACAAGCTCGCCAAGAACCGGACCACGAAGATCCGTGCGAGTGTGGACCGCTCGTCGTTCTCTCGCGCCGAGTCGGCTGCGGGTGGGGCAGCCAAGCAGGTGTCGCTGCTCGAGGGTGCTGTGCTCGGGCTCGGGCCGGCGCTGATCCCGGCGACGGCTGCTGTCGGCGGCCTGGCTGCTGCTCTTGCTGCCCCGGTGTTCTCGGCTGGTGCTGGTCTCGGCATCTTCGGTGTCATCGAGACGGCTGCGCTCGGCAAGGCCGTCAAGGACATGAAGCAGATCACCGAGCTTCGCAAGCGCGCCGCCGCGGCGACGACCCCCAAGGCTGCCGCTGCGCTGACGAAGCAGGCCAACGATCTCGAGAAGTCGCTACCGAAGGCTGAGCTGGCGTTCGCCAACGCGGCGGACGGCATCTCCAACACCTTCGACCGCCTGCTTGAGAAGCACGGCAGCGCGGTGTTCGGCCCGCTTACCGAGGGTGCCCTACTCGTTCAGAAGGTACTGCCCAAGACGGGGCCGATCGTCGAGGCGTTCGGGCATTCGGTTGTCGGCGTCGAGAAGGATCTTGGCCGCTGGGTCGACTCCGAGCAGTTCACCCACCTCGTGCAGTTCATCGACCATGAGGGTGTCCCCGCGTTCGAGTCGTTCGTGCACATCGCCGGGAACGTGGCGCAGGGCATCGGCTCCATCGTTCGTGCCAGCGCCCCGCTCGGTCGTGGTGTGCTGAAGAACCTCGAGGGCGCATCCAGAGGCTTCCGCGACATCGGTGACTCGAAGGGCTTCCAGTCGTTCCTCGGCTACGTGCGCGACGAGGGTCCGCATGTGGCGCACGTTCTCGACGACCTGGCTGTGGCGGGTGTGCGGATCGTCAAGGTTCTGGCGCCGCAGGGTGGCCTAGTCCTGACGGTCCTAGACGACCTTTCCAAGTTCGTGGCCCGCGCGAAGCCGTCGCAGATCGCGGCCATCGCGGGCGCGGTCGGTGCGCTCGGTCTGGCGACGGGCAAGCTGACGCCGCTGCGTGGCCTGGTGTTGATCTCCACGGCCATCTCCTACGCCTACAAGCATTCGTCGGCGTTCCACACTCTCGCCAACGACGCCGGGAAGCTGGCTTCCGCGCTCAACAGCCTGCCCAGCGGCGTGAAGGTGTCCGGTGCGCTCGGACTTGCAGCCGGCGCACTCGCCCTGCGTGGTGGCCGCACGGTTGGCGGCGGCGGCGGCGTGAAGGGCATCGCGTCCAAGGTGCTCGGTGGCGGCGTGCAGAAGGTGTATGTCGTCAACATGCCGAAGGGCGGCCTGCCGGGTGTGCCGGGTGTGCCAGGCAAGGGCAAGCCCGCCGAGGAGGCTGCGGCGACGCTTAGCCTCGGCAGCAAGGCGGGTATCGCGGGTCTGGTCGCCGCAGCGGTCGGCTACGCCTCCTTCCAGCTCGCCAAGGCGAACAACTACGGCAAGAACCCGATCACGCAGCCCCACAATGCGCTCACCGGCGGCAGGTTCGGCGACGCGGCTCGCAACTTCAGTCCGAGCCTGCCGAAGATCGACCTCGGCGGCCTGAATGGCGGCACGTTCGGGAAGCTGGGTCGCAGCTTCGACTTCGGCAAGATCGCAGCCGGCGCAAAGAGTGCCGGGAATGCGATCAAGAACGCTTTCACTGGTCATTGGGGCGACAACTTCGCGAGCGAGGGCAAGAAGGTTCAGGCCGCTGTCCAGCACGCCGGCCTGGGGGTCAAGTCGGCCGCGCTGGACGTGACCGACTTCGAGTTCCGGGCGAGCAAGGCGGGCATCTCCACCCATCAGCTCGGCAAGATGATGCGCACTTTGCCGCCTACTGTTCGGACGAAGATCCTCACCCCCGGCGCGCTGGAGTCGAAGAAGTCGGTTCACGACCTGGCGAAGCAGTTCGGTCTGACGCCGAAGCAGATCAAGACGATCGTCAAGCTCGTCGGTGTCCGTGACGCGCAGAACCAGACCAAGACGACCCAGAAGGGTCTGCGGACGCTCAATCAGACGACCGCGAAGCCCCATGTCATCGCGCAGGGCACGGAGGTCGCGCAGGCGAAGGTCAAGGGCGTCGACAAGACCCTCCGCATCCTCAACACGCACTCCGCCAAGCCGAAGGTCACGGTCGAGGCTGATACTTCCGGTGCGGCGCGTGCTCGGGCGGCTATCGACTCGATCCGCGGCAAGACGGTGTGGATCAACATCGCGGCGGCCCATGCCGGCGCTGTCCACGCGGAGATCGCGAGCATTCGCGGTAGCCGTGCGACTGGTGGCCCTGTCTCGGCGGGTCAGCCATATCTGGTTGGCGAGCGCGGCCCTGAGCTGGTGATTCCGGATCGGTCGGGGACGGTCATCACCGCTGCCGCTACTGCGAGGGCGGTCATGCAGGCTGCGAGCCAGCGGAACGCTCCGGCAAGCGCCATCTCCTCGGATTCGGGCGCGCACGTTCACTACCACGGCCCTGTCTATGCGGTTGACCCCGACATCTGGGCGCGTAAGCAGGTCCGTCGCGTGAACGCCATGTACGCGTTTGCGAGCACGCCATGAGTCTGATGGTGTTCTCTCCGGGCAGCCCATCGGTTCCGGGTGTCGGAACTCCGGGCACGCCTGCGGCGCCGAGTCGTTCGGCTGCGTTCCGGGTCGGGTTGACCGGTGGCGACGGTTCGTCCTGGGATCTCACCAGCGGCCCGGTTCGGCTCCTGTCGGGTCCGCAACTGTTCGCCGCTCCTGACGTGTCTCACTGGTGGCGCGTGTCTCCCGTGCTGGACGGGTCGCGTCGTGACGGGATGCGGACTCCGCAGCGGGAGATCGTGCTGCCGATCATGACCTCGGGTGACGACTGGCGCACCTGGCGGGACACTGACGCGGCGTTCTTCCGCGCCATTCACCCGGCCAACGAGTGCCAGATATCGGTGACGACGCCGGACGCCTACACGCGCACCCTCGGCGGCTGGTTCGTCTCCGGTGGCGACGTCGACACGGACCCGCTGACGCAGAACTTCGCCGCGCTCTACTCGCTCGAGTTCACCGCAGCGTCCCCGTTCTGGCGCGGTCAGGGCGTGTCGGCCGAGTTCTTCCCGCAGGCGCCGCTTCCGCTGTTCCCTGGGCCGCCGTTCAACATCAACCGGTCGTCGGCGTCGGAGAGCTCGACGGTGACTAACCCTGGCGACGAGCCGTCCTACCCGCGTTACATCATCGAGGGCACGGCATCGACGTGGGCTGTCGGCGTCGGTGACGCGCTGGTTTCCTCCGACACCCCGCAGACCGCGGACCAGTCGGTGACCATCGACACGGACCCGTCACAACTGACCGTGCTCGACCAGGACGGCAACAGCGTCTACAACCGGCTGGCCAGTGACGACTTCGAGCCGATCCCGGCCGGTGTTGACGTGTCGCTGAGCCTGCAAGTGACCGGCTTCGACTCGTCGACACGGGTGCGGGTCGAGTTCGACGACCTGTACCGGCGCCCGTGGTGACCAATCCGTCAGACCGGCCCGTCGTGGCGGTCTGGTCGCCGCTGGGAGATGGGACGTTCGAGAAGGCCGGACAGGTCGGTGCCTACTCGTCGCTGACGTTCACGCCGACGTTCCGCGACGCTGGTTCGTGGTCGATGGCGATTCCGTATGACGCGGCGGCGTTGGCTCTGACGCCGGGTCGCCTGGTGACGATCGACTGGCGTGGTGTCCGCACAACGTGGCTGATCGACGGTCTACGGTTCTTCCAGCAGCCTTCGCCCGACGGCAACGATCCTGGTGGCCCGCAGGTTGAGGTGTCCGGCGGTGGCGCGCTCGGCATCCTCGGCTGGTGCTTGTGCTGGCCGGACGCCACGAAGGCCATCGAGGTGCAGCCGATTTGGCGGCTCAGGGATCCCGCCCCGTACATCGGTGCCGCTGAGGACATCCTGCGGAAGCTGATCGCCGACAACCTCCGCGACCGGTACGGCCTGAACATCACCATGCCCACCAGTCATGGTCGCGGCACCACGATCCGCGTGCGCCCGGTGTTCGACAACCTCCTCGAGCTCGCGCAGGGCAAGGCGAAGGTCGGCGGCATCGGGCTCGACGTCAACCTCGTGAACACCGACCCGACTCACGCACAGCTCACGATGCGGTTCTGGCAGCCGGCCGACGTGTCCGCGTCGGTGCGCCTGTCGACGGCGATGCGGACGATCAGCACTTGGGAGCAGAACGACACGGCGCCGCGCGCGACGAAGGCGTTCGTTGGCACCGGGGACACGAAGTCCGTGCGCACGACGCTGGATCAGGACATCTCGGCGTCTACGACGTCGGTGCGCGTGAAGTCGTCCAAGAACTTCCCGACGCCGGACTCGTCGACACCCTCGTTCCGGGTGACCATCGGCAGCGAGTCACTGTCGGTCGTGTCCACGGGCGGAACGGCATCGACCACGCTGAATGGCGCCATCACGGCGACCGACACGACGATCCACGTCACCTCTTCCGACTCGTTCCCGGCTGCCCCCTTCGACGCGCAGATCGGCACCGAGTCGATCCGCGTGACAGCGATCTCCGGCACCACTTGGACGGTCACTCGCGGTGTCGGCTCCGACTCTGCGATTGCCCACTCCGATGGAGTCAGCGTGACCGCCGACCTGGGCAAGTACTGGACGGTCATCCGCGGCTACGGCTCGACCACGCCGCAGAGCCACGACGAGGGCGACCCCGTCCAACTGGCGCGCACCTACACCGTTGTCACCACGGACGCCTCGAACACCGCAGCCTCGACGTGGGGCGGCCATCGTGAGGTGTACGTCGATGGCCCGTCGACGAAGGACGACAACGAGATCGTCGACTCCGGGCAGGCGTCGCTCAGTGACGGCGCAGAGACGCGCGTCCTGACTGTCGAGTCGGCTGAACCGGCCGGGATGCAGGCGTTCACGCACTATCAGGTCGGCGACATCGCCACCGCTGAGGTTGCGACGGGTGCGACGGCCACGGACAACATCTCGGCGATCGCGGTGACGTTCGATGCCCAGTCTGGCGGCATCACCGTGACTCCCGTGTTCGGTGAGCCGTCCAACGTCAACTCGTCCCTGCGAATCGCAAACCTCATCCGTGGCCTTCGCCGCGACATCCGCCGCATCGAAAGGGAGTAGGCCACCGTGACGATCAGAGTCGATGGCGTTCCGCTGAGCATCAGCGGTACGGGCTGGGCGAACCTCTGGCACGACTACATGACCGCCGGCACGGAGATGGTGGTCCTGACTGGCCTGGCGGTGTCGCAGGCTGGGACCCGCACCGTGTCCGTGTCGTCGGGCCGCTCGGTGCAGGCTGGCACGCGGGCGGTGGTGGATGCCTCGGTGACGCTGGCCCAGCTGCCTGCTGCGGTCACCAATCCCCGCATCGACCGCATCGTGTTGCAGATTCAGTGGCCTGCCAGTGATTCGACGGACACCAGCCTCACGGCGGGAACCATCGTCGCGGTACCCGGCAGCGAGGGCTCGTCGCCCGTGCCGCCCGGACTCACTCAGACGCCTGGCGTGACGTGGCAGACGCCGCTTGCTCAGGTCAAGGTGAACACGAACGGGACCATTGTCATCACGGACGAGCGCCCCTTTGGTTCCTCGTCTCAGGCGATCACCTGGCCCGGGAACTTCACTCAGGGCAGCCCACCTTTCACCGTCCGCAGATCCGGCAGCAGAGCCTTCCTCGACGGCCAGTTCGTGCCCGGTGTGGACATCGCGGTCGGCACGAGCGCGATCAACACGGTAATCATCCCCGCGGGGTATCGGCCGGTGGCGAACAGTTGGGTGCTCTGCCACACCGACGCGCAGTCCTCGGGCGGCCCACGCTTCCACAACCTGCTGATCCAGACCGACGGGACCGGCGTCCTGTATCCGGGCACGGGGACGATCCCGTCCGGTCACTCCATTCGCATCGTCAATTCCTCCTGGCTGATCGGAGCCTGAGCATGGCACGCACGAAGTACGGCCCGGTCGTCATCGCCGTTCCTGGTACGGGCGGCACCCTGACGTCAGAGAAGGCGCCGCTGGTCGTCTCCCGCACCGAGGGCGGCGTCCCGGAGGCTGACCTGACCGACGTCAACGGCAACGCGATCACTGCGCCGGACCCCGACGACGTGACGGGTGCGACGGTCTGGTTCGGCCCGGACGGTTACACGGGGTCCATGTGGGTGCAGGATCCGGTTACCTCGCTCTGGTGGGAGGTGCAGCCGGTCGGGCTTGCGAACCGGACCGGTGGCGTCTCGTCGATCTCGCTGAACGGTGGCCCACAACTGACCGGCGCGGTGCCGCTCACGGTCGACACGACCACCGTGACCGGCCTGACCTCTGCTCTCGCCGCGAAGGTGGACTCCTCGACGCTCACCACGGCCATCGACAACGAGGTGGCCGCGTACAACACGGCGCACCCTCAGTTCGTGGTCATCAACGCTGGCGACCCGATCCCCGACGTTCCCGCCGGGCAACTGTTGGTGATCGTCCCCGCGGGTGTCGGGCAGCCCGCGTTCACGTCGCTGTTCGCTTCGGTGCGGACCACGGACGGCACGACGTTCGCGACGGACTCAGTGACCCCCGCCGCAGGCTCTGTGACGCTGCTGCACGTCGCCGCGGGTCGCACTGACGGCACCGCGGACCATCCCACGTCGGTGACCGGTGCGGGTCTGACGTGGACTCGGGTCGCCAGCGTCAAGACCACTGCCGGCAACACCGCCTCCTCGCTGTGGCTCGGCACCGGTACTCCGACGGCGGGCGCGATCACTGCCACGTTCGCTACGACGATGATGAACTGTGGGCTGCGCGTCACGCAGGTGACCGGTGTTGCCACTACTGGCACCGTCGTCCAGGGGGCCACCGCGTACCCGGCGAACACGACCCCCGCTGTGACTCTGTCCGGGGTGAATGCGGCGAACCCCGTGGTCGGCTACTACACGGCCCAGTCGGCATCCCAGACGGCAACCGTGGGCGACGGATACACCGAGCTCGGCGTGCAGGCGACAGCCACAGACGGGCCGACGATCCTCACCGATGCCGAGTACCGGCTGGATGGGGTCAACCTCGTGAACTGGACCGCCTCGAGCACGGCACAGAAGACCATCATCGCGGTTGAGTTGAAGAAGGCCTGACGTGTCGTTCCCGGCGAAGCTGTCCCTAGGTGGGGGCGCGTTTCAGGACGTGACGGTCAGCAAGCTGTCCACGTCGGCGGGTCTGGTCGACGTGACGCTCGGGAACCCGCCAGGGTCTGGCGGTTCGCCAACTCCTCCGCCGACACCGGTTCCGCCTGGTGCTCCGAATCCGCCAACAGGTGTCAAGGCGACCGCCACGTCCAACACCAGCCTCGACCTGTCATGGACGGCCGCCACCGTGGCAGCCGGGTCGCCCGCAGTGACCGGTTACCGGGTGTACAACGCCCTGTCGGTGCTGCTCAAGACGGTCGGCAACGTCACCTCCACCACGTTCTCCGGGCTCACACCTGGCACGAGCTACTCCTACTTTGTGACTGCGGTCAACAGTGCCGGCGAGTCGGGTCCGTCGACGATCGCGACGGCCAAGACGACGAACACGACCACCGTGCGCCGACTCGGCATCTACAACGGCGGCCCGACCACCGACGACGCCGCACAGACCTCGTTCGGCCGCTACCCGGACATCGCCTCCACCTACTACCAGTTCAGCGCCGGCCTCTCCGCGACGAACATCACCAACGAGACGACCCGCATCAACAAGGGCATCTGTCCGCTGCTGACGATCTCCACGAACGGCACCACCTACGAGGCGCTGATTGCCTCCGGTGACGCGACCGCGCTGTCCAAGCTCGACGCCTACGTGGCCGCCCTCGACAAGCTCTCGCGGGTCAACCCCAACGTCTCCGTGTACGCGACGTTCGACCACGAATTCGAGGTCAAGGTCAACCAGAACACGGTCACCGGCACATCGGCCGACCTCGGCGCGTACGGCCGGAACCTGTCGCTGTTCGTGTCCAAGTGCCGAGCGAACGCGCCGCTGGTGAAGGTCGGCTACTGGTGCGGCGGGTCGGACAAGACGAAGATTCTGACCGTTCTGCAGAACATCACCACGCCGCTGGACTGGATCAGCGTCGACCCGTACGCCACGAAGAACGACTCGGCATCGTCGACGCCCGCCTCGACGTGGGGGCCGGTCCTGTCGTGGTTCCGCACGGGTGCTGCCGCGACCCAGTACGCCCGCCTCGGTTCGCCTCCGCTGGCCATCAGTGAGACGGGTGACGACACGAGCCACGGTGACACTGCGGTCGCGGCGTTCTTCACGAACTTCCGGCAGACGATGGTCGACCAGAACGTGCTGTTCGCGGTGCTGTTCAACCGCAACAAGGTCGACAACAACGGCGTCGCGGTCGCCTACCAGATCGACACGGGCGCGTTCCCGAAGTCGGTTGCGGCATATTCGGCGTCGCTGGCCTCGAAGGTCGCCGGATGATCGTGCTCGCTGCGGCACCGGTTCCTAGCGCGCAGCAGGCGCTCATCGACGCGTTGACCCGGTTCCTGGCTACGTCGAGCTGCCCGAAGTACCTGCACGACGCAGCAGCGGCCTGGCTCGCACAGACGTAACAGGAGGACGGCCCGCCCCAGGGAGACCAGGGCGGACCTAACCCGCGGCAACCGACCCTACCGGTCGTCACGGGCTACCACTAAAGAATCACACCCCGGCGTGGTGATACATGCCGGGGCAAACGCGAGGGAGACGCGCTTGTGTGCTATGGCCGGGGCTTCGGTCCTCACCTGGGAGGCATGGCATGACGGCGCTGCCGGTAGGTCTCCTGAATGGCATTGGAGTCGTTGGGATCGTCGCACTCCTCGGCTGGCTCCTGGCTACCGGACGGTTGGCGACGCGGCGGGAAGTCGACGCGAAGGACCGACAGATCGAGGCGTTGATGCAGCGGGATGTCATCAAGGATCAGACCATCTCGGACTTCTCCAAGGCGATCAGCGAGTCGAATGCGTTGACGCGGGCGTTTCTGGACGTGGCTCGGGATCGCAGGCGGGACAGTTCGCCGTGAGGTGGCCGTGGCGTCACCGGGCCGCTCAGGCTGAGCGGAAGGCCAGGGAGGCTGAGCGGTGGCTGGAACAAGCGCATCGGGAGCATGAGGCTGCACGCAAGCTCGCCGAGGAAGCCCGCATGATCGTCCGGCGCAACGGCTTCAAGGATGCGATTGTGGCGCTGTTCGAGGAGTCGCAGCGATGACTAGCGACACTCTCGCCGTGGCTCTCGTGGTTGGCATGGTGCTCCCGGCCACCCTGTTCCCGCTGCTGTACGCAACCCGCCCGTGGTATCGCTCGCTGCTCGGCCGTGCGCTGATGACGAAGGCGATCGGTCTGGCACTGCTCGTCGACCTGTCGGTGGCGCACTACTTCGGGCTGCTCGGCAACAACGGCATCACGCGCCTAGTCGTGTACGCCCTGGTGTTCCTGGGGCTGTGGCAGCAGTTCCTTGCGCTGTGCCTCATCATCTGGCGCGCGGGCCGGGAGGACAAGTGACCGCCTCGCTCATCTTCACCGTCTGCGCTGACGACAAGTGCTTGCGGCCGGCGGAAGTGGTCGACGACTACACGATCCCCGACCCCGAGGGCAACCCGGTACGACACCGGATCGTGCTGTGCGTGAACGACCACCGGCTGACCGTCGTCGACTGAGGAGGCCCCATGATCGCGCTCGTCGTAGTCCCGCACGCCTACTGGGCGGTGTGGCTGATTGGCCTCGTCCTCGGCGGATTCGCTGTGCCCGAGGCGCTGGCGATCAAGAACAAGGTCCCTGGCGACACCCTTTCCGAACGGACGCGCGCCTGGTTCCACACCGACACCCCTGGGGGCGGCTGGACGTTCGCGGGGACATGGCTGACGCTGCTGGTCACCTGGTGCTGGTACCTAGGGCATGTTCTGCACTGGTGGCACTGAACCCCCTATAGAATAAGGGCAATTGAATAGGCGGCCCCGGCGCGCTGCGAACGCCCGGGGCCTGGCGAACACCTGGCGAGAGGTATCCGCATGAGCAAGCGTACGCGCAGGCCCGTAGACGAGCGCTTCTGGGAGAAGGTCGCGCAGGACGACGAGTGCTGGCGATGGACTGGCGCTATCGGTAGTCACGGCTACGGCAACTTCTGGGACAGCGAGCGGTACGTGCGCGCTCACCGCTGGGCCTATACCAGCCTCCGCGGCGAGATTCCCGACGAACTCATGATCGACCACCTGTGTCGGAATCGCTGGTGCGTCAACCCCTGGCACCTCGAGCCGGTTACCTGCTCAGTCAACCTCGAGCGGATTCCCCGAGACGTACGTGACGCGGCGTTCCGCCCCGAACGGTGCAAGTCCGGCCATCTACTGGACGAGGCAAACACCTACGTGCAGAAGAAGACCGGGTACCGCTACTGCCGTACATGTCAAGCCGCCCGTCGTCGGGCATTTCAAGCAAGACGAGAGGCGGCGTCATGGTCTTCTACATCTCCAGCGGTCACGCCGTAGCGGAGCCGGCGTGATCATCACGACGCCGACCGACCCGACCCTCATCGTCGCGGCCTACCTCCAGAACGCGCCCGAGATCATCGCCGCGTCGGTCGTCGCACCTCTACCGCTGCCCGCCGCGTGTGCGCTGATCGAGATGGAGTCGGGCGGCGCGAACATCTACGGCCACGACGTCGGCGGCGTCAACTCACTACCCGTTGGTCAGACGCTCGAGGTCACCGAAGCCAACTTCACCGACTTCCTGACACAAGTCATGGCAGGCGCGACGTCCAACGGTGTTGGACCCTGCCAGATCACCTACGCCGGCACACTCGTCAACGGCAAGCGTGACGGCGGCTACTTCACACAGATGGCCGCCCGTGGTCTACAGCCGTGGGTGCCGCTCGACAACTGCCGGTTTGGCTTCGAGCTGATGGCTGCGAACTACGCGCGCTGGGGCTCATGGGCAGACGCCGGAGCCCACTACAACGGCGGCACCAACCCCGACGCCTCAGCGGTCGCATACGGCCAGCGGTTCGCCGCCCTCGTCGACGAGTGGACCACCCGACTCGCAGGAGGTACGCCCGTGCCCATCGCCCCCCCGTCACCGCCATTCATCGCCGCACGTTGGCATGGTGGCGCGCAGACCCCGGCGAAACGCATCGTCATCCACGGCACCGTCTCCCCGTGCGAGGCTGGTGGCGCCCGGAACATCGCGCACTTCTTCGCCACCGAGACGAACAAGACCAGCGCCCACTACGTTGTCGATCCCGGCGAGGTCATCCAGTGCGTCGGTGACCACACCGTCGCCTACCACGCGCCCCCGAACCAGGACAGCATCGGCGTCGAACTCTGCGACCCCGTGACCGGATCCGCTGCCCGCTGGAACGACGCCAACCACACCGCCATGCTCGAGCGCGCTGCCGACCTCGTGGCGCAACTCTGCCTCGCGTACAAGGTGCCCATCGTCAAACTCTCGTCCGGGCAACTCGTCGCCGGACAGCACGGCATCTGCGGCCACGTCGACGTGTCGAACGCCTGGCACCAGACCACACACACCGACCCCGGCGCCGGCTTCCCCTGGGACCGGTTCATGACGCTCGTCAAGGCCGCCACGGACCGACTCACCGGCAACGACCCCAAGAAGCCCACCCCGCCACCGACCCCGCCGGAGGATGACATGCCCTACACGCCCGACCAGTTGGTCGCCCTCATGCAGAAGGCCGTTGCCAGCACGCCCGTCGCCAACAAGGACGCGCACGGCAAGAAGGTCAATGAGGGCACGCTCGCGGGCATGGTGTCGCGGCAGGATCTCGTACAGGACCGGGTGGTCGACGCGCTCGGCCAGATCGGCACGAAGCTGGACGCGCTGACGACCCTGCTACAGACGGCCATCGATCAGGGAAAATAGGACGGCGGCCAGTACCCCCTGCGCCGCCTGACCCGGTTCCGCCCGCCGCCGTCGAGGATTTCGGCGCGGGAAGCATGAACATCCCCGCCGCCGCGGGACAGGCTGGCGATCTGCCCTATGCGACCGTCGTGCAGGTCGCCAAGGCCGCCAACGCGCAGGTCGGGCTGCTCGCCACGCAGGAGACCAGCGAGGCTGAGGACAACGCCGCACTCGACGAGACGCTCCCGTCGTCACGCTGGCAACACTTCACCGCGAGCTCTGAGAACGACCTGCTCGTCAAGCGGGACCGTTGGGCGCTCACCACGCCGGATCGGCTGCCGTCCACGGTCGACCCGACGGGGCGACACATGCTCGTCTCCGATATCACGCTGCTATCCAAGGGCAAGGCGCACGTCTCTCCTCACCGAGACCTCACGCACGCCGCGCTCAACTGGACCGCGCGCGCCGACTGGGATCCGTTCGTGTTCTGTGGGACGCACCTTGTCTCTGGCGTGTATGCGGGCAACGACAACCTCGACTGGCGCAAGGCCGCACGGTCCGAGGAGTTCGCCGGCCTCCACGACAACATCGCGTGGTGGCTCGCAGCCGGGTTGAATGTGCTGCTCTGTCTGGACTCGAACTGGCCGGACATGCCGCCCGTCGTTCCCGGCTGGGTGTGGGCCGTCCAGGGTGGTCATAACGGAATCGACAAGATCGGCTACGTCAACGCGCCCGGCTCCAACTGGGAGTTCTCATTCCTGTCACATGAGGTCTACGCCAACGCCAGCGACCACGACTTCCAGGTGGCAAACCTGCGTGCGACCGGCCTCACGCCTCCGCCCACACCCTCAGCCATGCAGCGGTTCGGCGCATTCCTACGGCGAATGACGTCATGAACCGGCCCGACGCGCTCACCGACGCCATCCTCGACGCCTGGCGCGCGATGACCGTGGCACAGCAGGCAGCCACCGACCCGAGGCTCAGCGCAGCACTACGGGCAGCCGACTCACAGTCCCTTTTCCACCTCACCTACACCGACTAGGGCTTCCACTCCTCGCGAGCGTCGGGGTGGGGCAGTCGGCGGCGGTCATGCGTCGGCCTTTGACGGTGTGACGCGGTGCTGTCGGACGATTGCTGCACACTTGTGGACCACGGCGGCGGTGAGTCGGTTCCCTTCGGGGTTGTCCGCGCTCCCGCTCATTAGTGCCAGCGCCAAGTCATCGAGGGCGCAGGCTGCACGCTCCACTGCGTCATTCTCGGCGGTGTGGGCTACAGCGTTGGGCTCGGTCACTTCACGTACCTCTCTAGGAATCGGCGTACGGCCTCGCTGACCGTCTCGCCTCGTTCGCCCGCTCGCTTCTGAGCGGCCTGCCACAACTCGTCCGGCACGCGAATGGCGCGGGCAGGGTTCTCCTTGCGGGGCTGGTTCGGCATCCGCATCACACGTCCTTCCGTGTGATGCGCACCTCGCGGCCGGCGACGATGTAGACGACCGCGGCGATGCGGGAGTCCGATGCGAAGAACTCGCGAGCGGCGACCTTGGCGGCGGCGAGAGTAGCGAACATTTTCGCCCTCCTGGGGCTCCGAGGCGGCCTTTCCGCCTGACAAGAAGAACACTACTAGGTGTACATACACCTGTCAATACACCTGCCCACCTTTTCTCAACGAAATCTGAGGAGCACCATGAAGCGCGAGCCCGTTCTCTCCGCCTCCACCATTACGGCCATCGTCGCCGCAGGTCTCGCCCTCGCCGCAGCGTTCGGCCTGCACCTGTCCAAGGAGCAGACCGCCGCCATCATGGGCGCCGTCGCACTCCTCGCGCCCATTGTCGCCGGGTTCATCAGCCGCCAGTTCGTCACGCCGGTCAAGGGTGCGGTGCACATCAACGCTTTGCCGAACTCGGAACCCTTCCACGAAGGCATCAAGAAGGCCGCGGACCGCGACTCGCACGGTCGATTCTCCAAGCACGGCCCCGATACAACCCCGTTCACCGGCTCCCACTGACCCGCCCAACCTGAAGGAGACCCCGTGGCCATCCAGACCGCGCAGCAGAAGGAAAACCTCGCCGTCGCATACGGCACCAACGCCACCTATGGCGCGATCTACACGACCGCTCCCGGTGCGTCGGCAGGCACTGAGCCGTCTGGTGGGTCACCGGCCTACGCACGCAAGCCGCTCACCTGGACCGCCGGCACAGTCGACGGCGTCGTGACCGCAACCGCCACCTTCGACGTTCCTGCTGGTGCGACCATCGTCGGCGTCGGCGTGCACACGGCCGTCACGGGTGGCACGTACCTCGACGGGGCGACGGTGACCAGCCAGGCTTTCAACTCGCAGGGGACCTACTCCGTCACCTTTACTTTCTCGCAGAGCTGACGCGACGTAGATGGCCGTCTCCCTCGGGACACCGCTAGGCGCCGGGTACGCCTCGTCCGCGAACGTCTCCACCTCGGGGCCGGTCGCGGTCGGGGCAGCCGTGCCTGCGGGCACGATGGTCGTCCTCGACATCTACGCAGGTGCCGCGTCGATCACGTTCACCGTCACCGACTCCAAGAGCAACACCTGGACGCTGCAAGGCACAGCATCCGCGACGACCAACGCCTCGACGGTCGCCACCTACACCAGCGTCATCACCAACCCGCTCACAGCAACCGACACGATCACCGTCACCCGCTCCGTCGCTGGTGGGCTCGCCTGGTACGCAGCCACCGTCACCGGAGAGAACCCGAACGCGCCGATCGACGTCGCCGCTGTCGGAACGTTCAGCAACACGACCACCACGAACCCTGCCGCACCAGCCGTCAACGCTGCGGCCGGCTCCCTGGTTCACGCCGCGTTCGTGCTCGGCAACCAGTCGTCGGTCATGGGCGTACCGTCCGGCTCCGAATACACCGTGTCCGGGGTCAAGCTGTCCAGCGGCTCCGGCAACCCGCGAAACGGTGGCGTCCTCGAGTCACAGCGCGCCGCGGCAGGCTCCACGACACCGACCGCGGCCATCACCAGCAGCTCGACCGGGCAGCCACTCGCCGTCACCTACGCCGCCGTGTCCCTGTCGTTCGCGCAAGTCAGCACCGAGGCACACAGCGGGTCGGCATCGTTCAGCGGGGACGGCACACTCACCGCGACCGGGATCGCTGGCAACGGGGCAGCCGTCAACCTCGCCGGCAGCGGCACACTCAGCGCGACAGGCACACCAGCAGCCAAGGTCACGGCGACACTGTCCGGCAGCGGCACGCTCACCGCTACCCGCAACCTCAGCCACCCCACCGTCGCCATCATCGGCGACTCACTCACCTGGCGATCCGGCTCCGACGCCAACCCGCCCAGCCGCGAATCCATCACCCGCTCAAGGTTCCAGGCGGCAGGCTTCGACGACGCCTCGATCTACTGGTACGCAGTCGGTGGCAAGCCGATGGTCGGCACCGACGCCAACGGCAAGACCGTCGCCGACAACATCGCCGCCGCGAAGGCCCAGCTCGGCACCGTCGACTTCTGGATCATCGGCCTAGGCACCAACGACACGGGCGAGACGGACTCCGCGTTCACGGCCGGTGCTCAGGCGATCCTCAACGGCATCGGCACGACCGGCAAGGTGCTGTGGGTCAACCTGGCCTACTACTCGGCCGCCAACACGAACGCCGCCCACTTCAACCCACTCCTGGCGTCGGTGATGTCCGGCGCCACGAACGCGACCCTGCTTGACTGGAACACGCACATTCACGCAGCCGGTGTGTACGACCCCGCCGACTGGATCTACCCCACCGACTCCACGCACATGACGGCGCAGGGGTGGGAGAAGCGCGACAACTTCGAGATCGCGGCGACCCAGGCTGACGCGCTCGGCACGGCCACCCTGTCCGGCGCTGGCACGCTCACCGCCACCGGCAAGGCGCAGACGACAGCGACGGCGCCACTGAGCGGGACAGGCACCCTCACGGCGGCCGGCGCACCCGCAACCGGTGCCACCGTCACCCTGACCGGCGCGGGCAACCTCACCGCCGCAGCATCCGGCTCAGGCTCAGCGACCGCCGCGTTCAACGGCACCGGCACACTCACCGCCCAAGGGACAGCCGCCACCAGCATCACGGTCGAGCTCAGCGGCGAAGGAACCCTCACCTACGCCGCGCAAGTCAACGCCGCAGCAGCAGCCGACCTCGCAGGCAACGGCACCCTGACCGCGCTCGGCATCATCCCCGGCAACGAACGCGACCTCGCACTCACCGCCCGACTACTCGGCCGGCGCATGACAGCCGACCTCGAGCCCCGCCGCATGACCGCCCGAATGGAGGCCCCATGAGGACCATCGACGCGACCAACGGCGAAGCGGAGTACGTCACCGCCACCGTCACCGAACGCAACGGCCTCGACATCACCGCCGTGACCTGGACCGTCAAACTCGTCGGCGACGCAGACACCCCCGACACCGACTGGCAGGCAGCAGACAAGGTCGACAACCCCAGCCTCTCGACCGCTGAGGTGTCCCTGTTCGTCGACGCGGCCACACCGAAAGGCACCTATCAGGCGCTCGACATCCGCGCCACCGACAGCCCCGAAGTCATCCCGTTGACCGCAGCGACCGGCAGCTACAACCGGATCCAAGTCACCTAGCCCCCAGCGCCTCACCTGCCGCGGCGGTGAGAGGCGGCAGACGCAGCCCACGCGGCTCGTCGTGGCCGCCCCCGGGACAAAGCCCCCCGTCTGCTTCGGCAGGCGGGGGGCTTTCTTCATGCGCGCTCGGGAATGTAGACGGCGCGGGCAGTCTTGTGGAGATCGTCGTAGTCGACCACTCGATGAGGCGGGAAGGTGTAGCGCCAGGCCCCATCGGGGTACTTCGTCGCGGTACTCGCGTTCGCCGGGTGACCGACAGTTACGATCGTGCCCACGGGTGCCTCGTCAAGCGTCACGGCTTCCACTCCTCGCGGTAATCCGGGTGGTCGGCGTAGGGCAGGGCGAGGTAGCGGAGGGCGAGCCGTAGTCCAGACCACTCGCGCTGTCGAAGAGTGTTCGGCCCCAGCATCAGGTCCACGTCGGCGTCCCGCTCGGAGTATTCCTGCACGATCCGCCGCTTGGCCTCGCACTCGGCCAGGATGCGAGCGGGGCCATCGCAGTCGCACGCTTGGTCATCAGCGACCGCTCGGCACCAGTCAGGATGCCGAGGCCCATCGGTCTCATCCTCAGCGATCCGCGCCAGTAGGAACTCGGTCAGCCTCATGCCGACTCGCCCAGGAGTGCGCGGGCGACGGCGGCTGCCAAGTCGCGCTCCTCAACCCAATCCCAACGGATCGCAGTCTCCGCCAGCCACTCGCCCACGGGATGCCAGCGCGGATCTGGGTCCTCCTGCGCTCTCACGGCGGCGCGGCGGAGTAGGTCTGCGGTCACCCGTCGGCCTTTCCGGGCGAAATGACACGGGCACGCCTGACCTGCACGGCCAGAGCCTCTAGGCCCGCGTCGTGCCCGCCCTCGGTGTATCCAAGGGCGACGCGCAGGTGCTCTGTGCAGCGGTCGATCTTGTCCGCGAGGGCCTTGCAGCGAGCCTCGGCATCCTCGGCCCACGCGACTGCCTTGTGTAGCGTCTCCGCTACGTGCTCGTACCGGCGCTGGTCGCGTGCCATTCGACCCGCGTCATTCTCGGCGCTGTCGGCTACAGCCTCCGCCTCGCTCACGACGCCACCCTACGACCGGCCCGCGCCTCAACCTCGGCCTGCACCACGCGCAGACCCGGCACCGACGTCTCCGGGTCCAGCAGCAGCGCCGCAAGCTCGTCGTCGGTCATGCGACGCGCACGCCTGGTCAGCTCGCGGGTCAGTTCACGCTCGAAGTGGCTCATCGGTCCCCCTGTTCAGTAGGTGAGGAGTCGGCGGGTGGTTGGGTGATACATGGGACGGCGGTCATCGGGCGAGCGGTGTCCTGATCGGCCAGTTCGCGGCCGTAGTCAGCGCCGATGCGCGCGGCGTGCTCTTGCTGCTCGACACGGCACAGGTCGGGGTGGGCGCAGCCAGCATCGGCGTGCAGCTTCTGCTCGGCGGTCGGCCACCACGCCGGCTTTCGGGGCTCAGTCACCGCGAGCCCTCCTGGTGCAGGTTTTCGCGCACATGGCTACCGACATGGCTAACATTCGGGGCATCGGACCCGTGGGCGCAGCGTGATTCGAACACGCGACCACCTCCTTGTAAGTGAGGTAATATTAGCCGTGCCCGACCGAAAACGCAAGGATTTGAGCGTGATTCAGAGGGCTATGGCTAGTGTTGCTATGGCAGCAGATGGCTAAAGAGATGGCTAACACCCCCGCACGGTGGCTACACCGTGCGGAACGACTAGGACCGGAGCGAAGCATGGAGCAGGTAAGCAAGCGGCTGATGAACTGGGCGTCGATCCTGGAGGACAACACGCGCCAGCAGGCCGTCCTGACTTCCTCCATGCCGTTCATTCATCCCCACCTGGCGCTGATGCCCGACGCGCACCTCGGGAAGGGTGCGACGGTCGGCTCCGTGATCCCGACGCTCGGCGCGATCATTCCGGCCGCGGTCGGGGTCGACATCGGCTGCGGCATGATGGCGATCCGAACCGGCTGGCACGTCGATGACCTGCCGACAGACCGCGCCCCGCTCCACGCTGCAATCAGCGCGAAGGTGCCGCTGTCGGCGGGCAAGTACAACACCGACCTCTACTCCGAAGAGACGGCCAAGCGCGTTGCCGAGCTCGAAGGCATGGCTGGCGCGGAGCAGGCGGAGGCCATTGCGCCGAACTGGCGGCTGCAGCTCGGCTCGCTCGGCTCGGGCAACCACTTCATCGAAGTCAGCCTCGACGAGCAGGACCGCGTCTGGCTGTTCCTGCACTCCGGCTCCCGCGGCGTGGGGAACAAGCTCGCCATGAAGCACATCAAGGTTGCTCAGCAGCAGTGCGAGAAGCGGTGGATCAGCCTGCCCGACCGCGACCTCGCCTACCTCGTGGAAGGCGAGCCGGAGTTCTGGTCCTACATGGAGGCTCTGCGGTGGGCCCAGCGGTTCGCCTACCTCAACCGCGAAGAGATGATGCACCGCGTCGTCGACGCCTTCCTCGATTGGGCTGGAAGGTCGCGCCTGGACGAGTCCGAGACGATCAACTGCCACCACAACTACACGGTGCGCGAGAAGCACTTCGGTAAGGACGTGTGGCTGTCCCGCAAGGGCGCGATCGACGCCGCTGAGGGAGTCCGGGGACTCATTCCCGGCTCGATGGGTGCCGCGTCCTACGTCGTGACGGGCAAGGGTAACCGGCTCGCGCTGAACTCAAGCCCGCACGGCGCCGGCCGCAACCACTCGCGGTCCGCCGCCAAGCGGCTGTTCACTCGTGACGACCTCGACCGGCGCATGGACGGCATCGAATGGGGCCGCTCCGATGCCTTCCTCGACGAGCACCCGGACGCATACAAGGACATCGACATCGTGATGCGGGACGCCGCCGATCTTGTGTCCGTCGACCACACGCTTCGACAGATCGTGAACGTCAAGGGGGACTAATGAGCCCGCGCCCCCGCAAGCGCCGCCAGTACGCCAGCGGCTCGGTCTACCAACGCAGCAGCGACAACCGCTGGGTCGGCACCATCGAGGCAGGCTGGACCTCGACCGGCGCACGACGCCGCATCGTCGTCACAGCCAAGACCGAGGCTGAGGTCAAGACCAAGCTCAAGCTCAAGGCACGCGACCTCGACCGCGGCGAGACCAGCACGTCGCCGCGGACCACCGTCAAGGCATGGGCCGAGACGTGGCTCGAGATGACCGAGCGCACCGACCGGCCCAAGACGCACACGACCGACCTCGGCGCCGTCAGGAAGTACATCGTGCCCGTGATCGGGCACAAGCGGCTCGTCCAGCTCGCGCCGGCCGACGTGCGGGCCGTCGACGCCAAGGTGCGCGAAGGGACCGGCAACAGCAGCACCGTGCGGCGCTATCACGGGACGCTGATACGGATGCTCAAGGCGGCGCAGGCCGAGGGCTACTCGATCCCCGCTCGCGTGCTCGACGTGAAGGCGCCAGCCCCGGCACCGACCGATCGGCAGGAGGTCGCCGAACCCGACGCGCTCGCCATGCTCGCCGTCGCCGCGACCCTCCCGCACGGCTCTCGATGGCTGGCGGCGTTCCTACAGGGCATGCGGCAAGGTGAATGCCTCGGGCTCACCTGGGACGAGGTCGACGAGGATCGGCTGTCCGTCTCCTGGCAGCTGCAGGCGCTCCCCTACGTCGACCGCTCGCGCAAGGCGCTCGGCTTCCGGATCCCCGACGGCTACGAGGCGAAGCGGCTCGAGAAGTCGCTGCACCTCGTCCGGCCGAAGTCGCGGGCTGGGTGGCGCGTCATCCCGCTCGTGCCGTGGATGGCCGAGTCGCTGGCCTCCTGGCGTGAGGTCGCACCCGCGTCGCCGCACGGGCTCGTCTGGCCCGCACAATCCGGCTCACCCGCCTCCGCACGGCAGGACCGGCTCGAATGGCGGGCCCTACAGGACACCGTCGGCGTCCGGCACCCGTCCGGCCGCTACTACGAGCTCCACGAGGCCCGCCACGCCACCGCCACACTCCTGATGAAGCTCGGCGTCGACGAGGCCGTGCGCATTCAGATCATGGGACACAGCAGCATCGCGAGCACCAGAGGGTACGAGCACGTCGACGTCACGCAGGCGCGCAAGGCCCTCGAGCGGGTCGCCGAACGGTTGCAGCTCGGCTAGCGGATCGCCCGGACGTTGCTCCGCTCAGCCCGATCAGTGTCGGTGACGCGCCGGTCATACATGCGGTGCTCCCAGCTCATCACCTCGAGGATGACGCGCCGACAGTGCTTCATGGCGATCATGAGGGTTCCGCACCCTGCGGCCAGTCCGATGAGCAGCGCGAGTCTGCCCATGACTGACCGGCTACCGTCGGCGAAGTCGACCCCCATGAGCACCACCGCTGTAAGCCACAAGGCCGCCACTCCAAGCATAGGTAACGCTTCGTGAATCGTGAGTCTCACGGCGAGACTCCCCCTGTTCTGATGTGTTTTTGAGAACGAAGCACCCACCTTTGAGTACCTCCCAGACTCGTGTTGATACTCCGAGGACAACGAGCGCCCGGTAGTAGCGGTTACGGTCGCTGCGTCACGCTCGCTTGCGGACGGGCGATCCGCGAAGCACCGACTCACCCCGCCGCTCATGCTCGGTCGCCATCTGCAACAGCTCGTACTGAGCCAGCAGATGCTCCTTGGCGGTCTTGCTGAGCGTCCTGTCCTGCGCGACGATCTCGGCGAAGTCGCGCGGCGCCGGCCCGGCCGCCACCATCGGCAGCCGCATCGCGTCGTGGATCTCTTGAGGCGGGATGTCGAGAACCTCGGCGTAGGCGCCGATCAGGTCCATGTTCTCGTCGGCCCAGCGTCGCCCGTGCTCGTGGTCGCTGACCACGTTCTGCCGGATCCTGCGCCCAACCTTCTCCGAGACCAACTCAGCTAGCACCGTCTGCGACATCGACCCTCGGTACTGCCGAATGAGCGACCCAAGCCGCTCCTGCCAGCGTTCCGCCATCGTCTCCACTCCTCGCTTCGCACTTTGCCCCCCGGCGCAGCGTTCATGGACGTTATACATGACAGGGATAGCCGGTGTCTAGATACCCGTATGTGTGACCGTCGCCTCCTGAGCGCATGTATCAAGCCCAGACTCGCCAGCCTCCGTGCGCGATAAATATCGCCCAGGTACCGAGTATCCCTTGACAGGGTATCCGCGTATTCGGTAAAACTATCCTCATGGTGAGTGACCACCCAGTCTGGGGAGAAGGCGTCAGGGCTCTACGTGGTCTGTACCGGCTGAGCCAGGTGCAGTTGGCCGAGCAGGCCGGCACCACGCAGGTAACCATCAGCGAGCTGGAGAACGGCAAGCGCAACATCAGCGACGCGCTCCGGGTCCGCATCGCCCGGGTGCTTCACGTAGACCCACACGCCCTGTTCCCGTACCGCGAGGGTAATGGCAACGGCAACGGGAACGCGGCATGACCACCCCGCGCCAGGCCGAGCGCGCCTACTCAGTCACCGAGGCCGCCGAGCTCAAGTCCGTCTCTCCCGACCTCATCAAGCGCGCCATCCGAGCCACCAGCGGCAACACACTTCGCGCCAAGAAGCTCGGCCGCGGCTACCGCATCACCGCCTCGGCGCTCGAGGACTGGTTCAACGGGCTCGAGGACGCATGAGCACCGACCCCGTCAAGACCGCCTTCTGGTTCGCCGCACTCGCATTCAGCGCCCTGTGCTGGGTCGCCGTCGGGTTCGCGGTGACCGTGCTGCTGTTCAGCGGCTAACCCGAACTCCGGCTGTCACGCATGCGCGGTGGCCGGAAACCACGTCCGCACAAAAGACAGCCGCGCCAGGCGGGATCGCACATCGCACCTGACGCGGCCAGACAGAAAGAAGTGTCTCACATGGGATACCCGCACTACTCCAACGATTGCGGCGACTACCACGGGTTGGTCCGAGACTTCCTCGGCCCGCGCCCGAAGATTGTCGTCCTCTGCGGCTCCACTCGTTTCAAGGAAGCTTGGTACGAACACGGGAAGCGCCTGACGCACGACGGCGCCATCGTCTTGTCGGTCGGAGACCTAGACACCAGTTCCGCCGCTGCCGACATCAACGTCCCAATCAGCCCGGAACTCAAGGTGCGACTGGACGAGCTGCACAAACGGAAGATCGACCTTGCCGACGAGGTGCTCGTCCTGAATGTCGGTGGCTACATCGGTGAGTCGACGCGCAGTGAGATCGAATACGCGCAGGCACGAAAGCGCCCCATTCGGTATGTCGAGCCCATTGAGGCGGTGGCCGCGTCATGACCGCCTTGCACTATCGCGACACCTACCGCACCGCCGCGCTCCACGTCCTCGCACACACGCCGTTAGGTGATGCTGTTCGCCGCGTCGGAACCACCAGCGACGACGGCCAAGTGCTGACCGTCGACGTCCCACACGGCGACCTCACCCTGTCGACGGGCGAATGGTCACTGCTCGACTTCCTCACCGGACTCGCAGGCGCCAACCCCGTCTACCTGCGTTCTGTGCTCGCCTACATCGACGACGACTGCAAATGGGCCGTCTGGTGGGCGTGGGGTCTCGCAGCGGGTCAGGTGTCCGACGTCGCGCCGGTCAGGTTCAGCGCATGAGCGGCGACTACCCGATCGGCACCGTTGCGACGGCCACCGTGCGCGGGGTCGAGGGCGTGCGGGTGATGCTTTTCGAGGGCGGAACGGGCACTCGCGCATGGCTCTCGTCCGTCTATATGAAGGGAGGCCGCGCGCACGCTCCGCATGACGTCACCGACATCCGCCCCCTCGTCACGCTGGACCTGGGCGAGGACATTCCCAGGCTCCGTGAAGCCCTGGCGCGGTGGACTGGGTGGACTTCGCTCACCGTCGAGAAAGACGCGATCCGTCGACTGCTCGACCAGATCGAGGCGCAGACCCGCCCGCCGAAGCCGCCTGAGCCGCAGGGCCTCGGTGCGGTGGTCGAGGACGCGAATGGCCTTCGATGGACTCGCGTCGAGGCTGGCGCGGACGACTTCACGCGCAACCCCTGGTTTCCCAACACTGATGGGCATACGCAACCCCGCGAGTACGACGAGATCGCCGCCGTCCGCGTGCTCAGCGAGGGAGTCAGCGCATGAGCATCATCCCCGCCCTTCTCGCAATGGCCGCGATCCTCGTCGCCGGCGTCGCCCTGGACCGTCTCTACCAGCGTTTCCCGTTCGTCGAGCGGCTGCTGGTGTGGCTGATCCCCGACCCCGACCTGAGCGGGCGGCTGGACGAGCGGGAGGAGTCGTGAGCGTGCTACGGGTCACGAGCCACCTGATCACCTTCGCCGCCGTGTTCATCGGATGCCGATTCGTCTCCCTCTGGGTGGCGCCCATCGTCTTCGCCGTGGTCATCGCGAACGCGATGTATGCCGCAGCCGAAGAAGAGTGCCGACGATGACAACTGACTACCTCGGCCCGCGCCCCGAATGGATGCAGCGGGGCCTGTGCGCACAGCCGGACGCATACAACAGCGACCTTTGGTTCCCGGAGAACACCGGACCGCAAGGACGCATCGCCAAAGCCGTCTGCCGCCAATGCCCCGTCCGCGACCAGTGCCTCGACTACGCCATCAGCAACGGCGAGAAGTACGGCATCTGGGCCGGCACCAGCGAACGGAAACGCCGCGACATGATCGCCAAGCTCCGAGCCGCCAAACGAGTCTGCGTCGAATGCGCGACACCCCTCACCAACGGACGCCGCACCTACTGCTCCGACAACTGCTACGACACCGGCCACCGACGCGACAACGCAGCAGCAGCACAACGGCGGCGGGATCGGGGGGCGGCATGAGTATCACAGAACCCCGCCTCGTCCGCGGCATGTCCGACGAGACCTACCACGGCGATCCTGTGCCTGGTGGTTCGCTGTCGAGCACGTTCGCACGGCTGCTCACCAGCCACGTACCAGCCAAGGCGCGCGCATGTCACATCAACCGCAAGCCAACCAAGTCGATGAACCTCGGCAAGGCAGCACACGCGCACGCACTCGGCGCCGGCCCCGAGCTGATCGTCTGGCAGCACGACGGACGCACCAAGGCTGGCAAGGCTGAGCGAGAGGCTGTCGCCGACAAGCTCTCCACAGAGGCCGCAGTAGCGGTCACCGAAGCCGAACGCAACCAGATCCTCGGCATGGCAATCGTCCTGCGCGAAACGCCGGAAGTTGCCGCGATCCTCGACCGCTGCGAATCAGAGGTGTCTGCCTTCTGGCAAGAGGGCGACGTCTGGTGCCGAGCCCGCTACGACCTCCTCGGCGACAGGCTCGCCTGGGACTACAAGACAGCCGAGGACTCCTCCGCACGCGGGTTCGAGCACGCCATGTCGACCTACGGCTACCACCAGCAGGCCGAGTTCTACCAGCGCGGCCTGTACGCGCTAGGCCACGAAGCAGCAGACGAACCCATGCGGTTCATCGTCCAGGAGACGCAAGACCCGTACCTCGTTCAGGTGCACACCTGCGACCCGCTGGCAATCGAAGTCGCTCGGGCACTCAACGACCGCGCCATCGACATCTACGCCGAGGCGATGAAGAGCGGACAGTGGGCCGGATATCCCAGCCTGCACGCCGATCCGACCGGGCTACCCAATCGCTACTTCTACCAGTACGGCGACCTACTGCCGAACCACCTCAACCCGTTCGCCGAACCCGAATTGAGCATGTGATGAACCTCGACTTCCTGATGGATCTAGTGAATGCCAAGTGCAACGAGGACGCGCGAAGAGCCGGGGTGATGACTCTCGGAGGACTTCGCTCGACGCTGGCGACCTTGCCCCCAGAGACGCCCGTCGTAATCGACAAGGGGGGCGCACCGGGATCGCTCGACTCGTATCGCGGCTACTACGAGCGCCTGGCTTTCGCGGCTGATGGCGGTTCGACCACAGCCCGCGAGGTGATCGCATCCCTGGATGCCGCTGACGGAAAGACCTTCCGGGGCTACAAGGGCGGCGATTACGAGATGGATTCCTACACCTTCCTTCATATCGCTCCCTACGGATCGACTGGACCGCAGGTAGTCGGGCTGCACATAGAGGACGACTGCGCGGTCATCGACACGAAAGACGAGGAGTGGTGATGAACCTCAGCCAAGCGATCCTCGCCCGCAGCGACCAACTCAACGCAGACGACCTTGTGGGGGGCCCTCGCACCTTCACGGTTGCCGATGTTCGCCGCGGTGACGCTGATCAGCCCGTCGCGATCGTGCTCGAGGAGTTCCCCGCCAGCCGCCCATTCAAGCCCTCCAAGACCGTCCTGCGGCTGCTCTCGCACGTCTGGGGCGAGGAGACCGACGACTGGCCCGAGCGTCCCCGCTTCACGTTGTACCGCGACGCGAAGGTCAAGTGGGCCGGCCAGGAGATCGGCGGCATTCGCGTGAGCCATATGTCGCATATCAAGGAGCCCGTGAAGATCGCGCTCGCCGAGTCGAAGGGCAAGAAGTCGCTGCACGTCGTGCAGCCGCTCCCCGACGCACCCCCGCCCGACCCGAACGCCGAACTCCTCGGGGCGCTCAAGGCTGAATGGGGCACCGCAGATCCCGAACGGCGCAAGCAAATCGAGGCCGAGGCTGCTGCGTTGAGGGGGCAGGCATGAGCGAGTACTCCGCCGAGAATGACGCACTTGCTGCGGCGCTGTGCCGCGAGTATCACCCGATGCATTGGGACGTGGCCTACAGCAACAGAACCAAGCCATGCGGGGCCTGCCGTATACACGCAGCGCGGCTGAGCGAGAACTTCCCATCTAGCGAAGGTTGGATGTGTCAATCGTGCGGGGCTGACAACTTCATCCCGCCCATGTTCGTGCGCGTCATTCCGCCCGGAAAGTCCGACGCATGAACACCTTCGACGCCACGCCCAACTTGGTCGACGAGATCGAGTCACGCCGCCTCGGTGATCACCCGTACACCGTCCGCAGCGGAGGCCACCTGTACGACGCGAACCGGATGCCCGACGCGGACGACCTGGAGGAATCGTGAGGATCTTCACCTGGCCGTTCTGGTACCGCGTCCTCGACCGCGTTTACCGGCTCGTGATGGGCCGCGGACGATGATCGCCCGCCTCATCCTCGCCATCCACGACGCCCGCGCCTGGACCATCGGCGTCCGGGACAGCGCAACCCTACGGCTGGTCGAGCGCACCTTGGCGTCCATGTGCCCGTGTGGCTGTGGACGCATTGATGAGCACGAGCCGGGGGTCGACGCATGAGCTCAGCCACAGCCGGCCGAGCTCGCGAGCATCGCGTCAGGAACCACCTCATCGTCCACCACGACTGGCAACTCATCGCACGCTCAGCCGGATCCAAAGGTGCCGCCGATCTCGTCATGGCGCACCCCGAACACGGCCTCGCGCTCATCCAAGTCGGCACACCGAACAAGACCCTCGGCCCCGACGACCGCGCGCGACTCATACACGCCGCCAACCTGGCCAGCGCCCTGCCGCTACTCGCCGTCGTCACACCCGGCGTCGGCATCAAGTTCTGGCACGTCACTGCTGGCCCCGCATCGACCTGGACGGAGTTCACGCCGTGACCGACTACAGCCGCGCAGCCTGTCTCGGCAAGGCAGACCTCTACGACCGCACCATCACGCCGCACTCGATGGCCGACTACTACGACGCCGTCAAGGAAGCCCGCGCGGTCTGTGCTCGCTGCCCGATCCGCGAAGCCTGCCTCGTCGACAACGCGGACAACGAAGGCGTCATCGGTGGGCTGACCATCACCGAACGCACGCCTCTAGTCATCTACGACAGTTGCGGGACACCGGCCGGCGCAGAGAAGCACTCGCGTAACCGAGAGCCACTGTGCGACGCGTGCAGGAAGGCATCAACCGAAGCTCGCCGCAAGCGGCGACAACGCCGAATCAGTGCGATCTGCGGGACCGACAGTGGCTACTTCCGGCACCTGCGCCGGGACAAGAACGAGCCGTGCGACGCCTGCAAACAAGCCCACAGCGCAGCCCAGAAAGCGCGCCAGTGGGCCAAGCGAGACGCCTCGTGACCCGCCAGACCGCCCAGCAGGAGACCCGGCCGCACCTGTCGGGTTTCTGCACTGGGCCCGTCGGCGCGATCCCACAGTGCGACCGATGCGTCAAGCGCGGGCAGGTCTGCGAGTGCGGCCGATGCGCGGAATTGCGTGCACAGCAAGGGGAAGCGAGCTGCGGTAAGATGGTCAGTAGCGAAAGTGCCCCGAGTCTGCGGCAAACAGACCCGGGGCGACGACCACATCCGGCTAAGGAGCTGTGATCGCGTGACCATTGTGCCACCCGCCTCCGAAGAGGCAACACCCCCCGCCCGGGTAGTTCCGTACTACTCCGACGATCTCGTGACGCTGTACCACGGCGACTGCGAGCACATTCTTCCCAATCTTTCCGGCGTCGACCTCATCGTCACGTCACCTCCGTACAACCTCGGGGTCACCACGGGTGGCGGCTTCGGCCACTGGAAGGACGGCCAGCCACACGGCGGCAAAGGCAAGTGGGTTGCCGCTAAACATGACGGTGATGGGATCGGATATGACTCACACAACGACGCGATGCCATACCGGATGTATGAGGAGTGGCAGCGCCGTGTCCTCGCTGCATGCTGGGCATCGCTCAGCGATACGGGTGCGATCTACTACAACCACAAGCCCCGTGTTCAAGCTGGCACCCTCTGGACCCCGCTCGCACTGAACCCGGACCTGCCCATCAGGCAGATTGTCGTGTGGGCGCGGTCGGGAGGAATGAACTACGCGCCGACGCACTACGTTCCGACGCACGAGTGGATCATGGTGTTCGCCAAGCCCGGGTTCCGGCTCAAGAGCAAGGCCGCCTCCGGCTTAGGTGACGTGTGGCGCATACCGCAGGAATCGAACCCCGACCATCCTGCGCCGTTCCCACTCAGTCTGCCTGCGGCCGCCATCGAGACCACCGCGCCGGCCCTAGTGGCAGACCCCTTCGCGGGTAGCGGGACGACTCTTCGAGCTGCCAAGGATGCCGGCGTTCGTGCCATCGGCATCGAGAAGTCTGAGCGGTACTGCGAGGTCGCAGCCAAGCGCCTCTGCCAGGACACATTGTTCGGCGGTGTCGCCTGATGGCCCGCCAGTCGCGCCCACTCAAGACGGCGTTCTGGTCCGACGACAAAGTCTGCCGCCTCAGCCGCGACGCACGCCTCACGCTCGCCGGCCTCATCACCTGCATGGCCGACGACGAAGGCCGATTCATCGCCACGCCCGTCGCCATCTGCGGCTCGCTGTTCCCGCACGACGACATCCCGCCAGCTCGCATCAAGCGGTGGCTAGGTGAGATCGAGTCGGAAGGGATGGTCACCACATACCAAGTCAATGGCGGCACCTACGGCTATCTGACGACGTGGGCCAGACATCAGAAACCACCTCACCCATCCCCCAGCACCATCCCTGAGCCACCCGAGGATGCCGCATGAATCTCTCACTAGTTGCTCATGAGGCGCTCATGAATTCCTCACGCGCTCCTCATCCCCGAGTAGGAGGGGGAGTAGGAGTAGGAGGTGGATTCGGAGTTTGGGTTGCGTTAGCCACGCATCTCCAGACTGTTCCAGCGCGGCTTGCCCGATGCATGACCTCGCTGCGCTCGGCGGTGATCGCATGAGGAAGCCGACGACCGACCCGCGAATCAGGAATGCCGAATGGCTTGACCTCGACAGTCGCACGTACGGGCTCAGTGAGCCTTTCGAGCTATGGGAGGCCGACAGCACCGGCATGGTCCACGTCCTCTGGGATGCCAGGCGCCGCGGCTGGACGCTTGAGGAGAACGCGGACGAGATCGCTGCGCTTGTCATGCGGTCGCGCTGGCTGCGTGCCGTCGAGCACTTCGCGGCGGTGGGGAGTCAGCCATGCTGAGCCGCGAGCAAGCCCAAGCCCTCACACACTTGACGCACCTCCTACGGCCAGCGTGGAACGAGGAAGGCATCTACGCCGCACTCGGCCGCGTCAAGGACCGTGACGCCTTCGAGGTTGCGCTAGCCACGTTGCGAGCTGCCGCCGACACGAAGGTCAAGACGCCCGGCGCCATCCCGTCGGCCGGCCCGCACTGGAACGAAGCGCCGCCGAAGGAAATCGAGCGTGTTGCGCCGCGCCCACCCAAGAAGCATGAGGCGTGCGCCGACTGTGGCCGCACCGAGGGCGCGCACAACCAGTGGTCCGGGCATGACTTCCGCCCGCTCGCACTCGCCGCACGAGGCCGCAGCAACGCCGCCGAGATAGCACGCGCCCGGCTCCGTGAAGCCACCGCCGCACTCTGCACGCACGGCCTCAAACCCGAGCTGTGCGCCGATCACGACCCGCGCCGCCAACCCGCTGAACAGGAGACCGCATGAACGACTACAACGACCCCTTTGAGCAGGTAGGCGAGGTTCCGGTCTTTGACTGGAATGCGGCGGCTGCGACGCGACGAAAGCAGCCGGTTCTCACCTGCGCAGCGGACTACTTGGCCCGCCTGCGCGAAGAGGTGATCGCCGTTGTCGCGGAGCACTTCTGGGATGGAGACGCGGATCGCAGCCAACCCGACTATGACACCATCGCCCGGCTCTGGGATGACGCGGCGGGCAACGTCATTCCGTCCGGAAAGGCCGACGCATGAGCACGAACCGAGACGCGCTGGTTGAGCGAGTGGCCGAGGCGCTGGCGAACGTGCCGAGCAAGCGCGAGACGGAGACGTTCGGGCAATACGACCGCCGCCGAGCTCGCACCATCCTCGACGCCCTGCCCGAGCTGGCGCAGGCACAGGCAGCGGTGGAGCGGGTGACGGCGGTCGTTGCCACCTGGGATGGAAGGTACATCCGCGATGACATCGACACGGCCAGCGAGGTCGAAGTCGAGTGCGCCCATGCCATCCGCGCCGCGCTCGCCGGACCCCAGTCCGGCGAGGAGGACGCATGAGCACCCTCTCGCCGCCGATGCTCCACCGACTCGACCTGGCCTGCAAGCACATCAGCGCCGTGTTCGGTGGGTTCAGCGGGCCGTTCCTGGTGGGCTCGGTTCAGCAGCGCACCGCTGGACCAACCTCGGACGTCGACCTGCGGCTGATCCTCGCCGACGACGACTACGACGCACTCATGGCCGGGACGCCGGACGGATTCGCCACCCTTCTCGACTTCGCGCTATCGGCCTACGTGCGCGAGCTCACCGGTCTCCCAATCGACTTCCAGGTGCAGCGGCAGACCCAGGCTAACCAGCGCCACGCGGGCAAGCAGCGCAACCCGCTCGGCCGCCGCGACCTGACCAACTGGCTAGGCGACGCACGACCCGAGGTGACCGCATGAGCACGAACCGAGACGCGCTGGAGCGAGTGGCCGAGGCGCTACATCGCGAGGACTCGGGGGGTTGTCCCAACTGGCCCTGCGACTCAGCCAGCTACTACCGAGCCAACGCCAGGATCGCCCTCGGCGCCCTGCCCGAGCTGGCGCAGGCACAGGCAGCGGTGGAGCGGGTGATGGCGCTGGCTGCCCGGTGGCGCTACAAGGGCGAGTTCGGCTGGGGTCCGTGGCAGGAAGGCGAAGGCCCCGACCATGAGGGCGAGGTGCTTGACCGCGCCTCCATCGCACTCCGTGCCGCGCTCGCTGGACCCGAGCCCACCGACCCCGAGCGGGAGGTTTGAGGATGAGCGCCACCTTTGAGGCGCGCTATCCCGGACGTTGCGGCGTCTGCGATGAGGCGATCCGTGTGGACGACCTGTGCACCTATGTTGAGGACGAGGTCGCGCACGTCAACTGCCCGCAGCCCGTCGCGCTGGCCGACCCTTGCCCCCGGTGCTTCATGGTCCCGGCAGCGAACGGCGCCTGTGGGTGCGACGCATGACCGCCGCAGACTGCCCCACCCCGACCGAGGGCTGCGGATGCGAGCCGCCGTTCTGGGGCGACGAGGACTCGCCCACCGTCTGCATCGCGCACGGCCGGTTCATCCCGTGTCGCAAAGATGGCGAGCACCGGTACACGGCGAATCCGTTCTGGGTGAAGTCCGTTCGGGACTACCAGGAGAGCCCCATCGCGGATCTGACGTGGGAGCCGGCATGGGAGGCCAAGTGACCAACACGTGCAAGTGCGGACGCCCGACCCGCGACGAGGCTTACGTGTGCGACACATGCAGCGAGGAACTAGCCAAGGCACTCGGCGACATTCCCTGGTTGGAGTCCGAGCTCGAGACGACCATCACGCGCACCAAGGGCGTTGACTACCGCACCAAGGGCGGCACACGAGCCTCTGAGCGGCCCTCTCCCGTCGTTTGGGGCGCGGCCGAGGCAAGGGGGCATCTGCGGGCGGTGCTGGTCGCCTGGAGCAAGTTCAGCAGCGAGGAAGGCGTGCGGAACTCGGCGCCGCGTACGTGCAAGCGAGAGCAGGAGGCAAGAGGATGAGCGAGACCCGTAGCGCCGAGAAAGGCGCGCTGGAGCGGCTGGCAGATGAGTGGGAGCACGAAGCCGCCAGGCTCACCTGGCCTGAGGAAGCACAGCTCGTCGCCAGAACGCTCCTCTCCTGCGCGTCAGAGGTTCGCCGCATCATTTCGCCCAGAGAGGGGAACGCCGATGCCTGAGCACACCGCCGAGAGTGACGCGGCTGTCACTGCCGTGGTGGATCGCCTGCTCGGTGACCGGCGCCTCAGTGGCTTCTCACCGTCGTACCTCGCGGACCAGTACGCCGAGCACGAGAACGTGAGCCGTGACGAGGCAATTGAGGCGCTGACCGCATGCATCCGGTCAGGCGCTCTCATCGCCTACGACCTCGACGGGTTCCCGATGGTGACGACCCCGGAAACATGCAAGTTCAAGCAGCAGGAGGCTCGAGGATGAGCGAGCGCGAGGCGGCATTGTGTGAGGCAGCGGACTACTTCGACAGCATGGGTTCGGTCTGGGGTGGCGACTCGAACTGGTTGACGACCGGCACTCACGTCGCTGGACTCGTTTCGGGGCTGCTGCGCGAGATGGCCGAGGAGCCCGCATGACCGCCGACCTCTTTGGAGTTGAGCACGCCGACCGCCAAGGGTTCGGGCTCCAGGAGTCCAATAGCGGCGGCTCGGACGAGTGGCTCACCCCGCCGAGCCTCATCGCAGCCCTGGGCGAGTTCGACCTAGACCCATGCTCACCGGGTCATCGTCGCCCGTGGGACACCGCCAAACTGCACTATGGCATCGAGGATGACGGCCTGCGGAAGCCTTGGCATGGACGCGTTTGGCTGAATCCGCCCTACGCCCACTCGGCCAAGTGGTTAGCCAGACTCGCGGACCACGGGACTGGGACGGCACTGCTGTTCGCCCGCACCGAGACGCGCATGTGGTTCGACCACATCTGGCCCAAGGCGACCGGACTGCTGTTCCTCAAGGGCCGGATTCGCTTCCACTACACAAACGGCAAGCAGGCCGACGCGGCAGGCGCTCCGTCAGTGCTCATCGCCTACGGCGAACAGGACGCCGCCATCCTTGCTGCGGAACCGCTGCCAGGCCGCTACGTCAGCCTCGAAAGGACTGCCGCATGACCTGCCTACAGCACGACCTGCCCGCCGACACGCTCACCGCCATGTCGCGCTCACCGGAACTCGCTGACCGGCCAGAGTTGTGGGAGAGGTTCTGGTCCAAGGTCAGGCAGAACGGTGAGTGCTGGGAGTGGACCGCATCACTGTCTTACGGATACGGCCAGTTCGCATTGAGGCATGGGGTAATCCGCAAGGCTCACCGCATCTCCTATGAGTGGCTAGTAGGCCCGATCCCAGACGGTCTCCACCTCGACCACCTCTGCCGCAACCGTAAGTGCGTCAATCCAGAGCATCTCGAGCCAGTCACGAACTACGTGAACCTCCACCGCGGTCAGGGATTCACAGCGACGAGAGCTGCCCAGACCCATTGCATCCACGGCCACGAGTTCACACCTGAGAACACAAACATCAAGCGGAACGGCTGCCGCGAGTGCCGGGCATGCGTAAGCCGCCGCTCAAGTGAGAAGTGGAAGCGGATCAAGGCAGCTAGGGAGGATGTGGCGTGATCCACTGTCTGCATTGTGGCGCCGAGACGAGCAACGGTCTCGCGCTGTGCGAGATGTGCCAGTACAAGGCGCGCTCGATGTTCGAGTACCTGCCGGTCTACTTCCGAAACCTCGCACGCTGGCGTCCAGGTCGCGCCGGCTCGCGTCCAGTGCCAGGCTCGCGGGTGCTGTACGACGGGGAGGAGCGCGTGTCGAGTGACCGGATCAGCGACGCGCTCGACGAGACGGCCAACGCACTCACCACTTGGGCGCGGACACTGGTCGATGACCGGCAGCACCTAGCCCGAATGCTCAACCGGCTCGTGGCTGCGCGTGAGGCCGAGACCGTCACCGAGGCCGAGGCCGTCGCATGGCTCTGTGCGGGCTTCGAGCGGTACCTGACGAGCATCGCAACGCTCGACTGGTGCGGCGAGTTCGTGCGTGACTTGGGCCAGCACGAGGAGCGGCTTCGGGCGCTCACCGAGGAGGTTGCACCGGGCTGGTACGCGGGACTTTGCCGGCGCTGCCAGGCCCGGACGTACGTGGTTCCTGGCCTGACGTGGGTCACATGCAGCGGCTGTGGCGCGACGACCTACGCGCGCGACCATCTGGACATCGTGCTCGATGAGGCGCGCGGTTGGGTGGCTACTCCGGTCCGTCTCGCGGAGGTTCTGGTGTCTCTCGTCGACGATGAGGTGAGTGTCGAGGACTTGCGGAAGCGCATCGCGATCTGGGCGGCACGAGGACACATCGACACGGTCCGCAAGCACGACTACGCGGTGAAGCGACACCGGCTCGGCGAGGTGCTGAATCGACTCGCCGGATGAGCGAGTTACACGGTGGTAGTTTGCGTGCTATCCTGTGTGTCCTGGCGTGTGTTTTGTGCGCCCAAAAGTGGGACCCGGCGACGGCTGGCACCGCCCCGGGTCATGGCCGAACTACTGAGGAGTTCGACGATGTATGACCCTACCCTCTCGGCGCGCTTCTGGCGCAAGGTTGCCCAAGACGGCGACTGCTGGCTCTGGACCGCAGCCAAGGATCCCCGCTCCGGTTACGGGCGAGTCCGGGTTCACGGCAAGACTGCGTACGCGCATCGCATCGCCTACGAGCTGATGGTCGGCAACATTCCAGACGGCTTGCACCTCGACCACTTGTGCCGCAATCGTGCATGCGTAAATCCCTACCACCTTGACCCGGTGACGCCGCTCATCAACACCCAGCGATCACCGATTGCGCACGGTGCCAAGACGACATGCCGCTACGGGCACCCGTACTCTGGCGACAACTTGCTCATCGTGAACGCCGCGACCGGGCGCCGACGACACTGCAAGAAGTGCCAAGCCGCTGCTGTGCGGCGCTGGGCTGCCAGAAAGGCAGCACCCCCGGTCGCCAGTTAGCGACTACCGGGACCTTCCACGTTCGGCCCACGGGTACGGGAACGTGGGCAACCTCACCGCAGACCGCCCGTAGCCGGCGATGCGGACGGCCTGCGGTTGGAGGTTCTGCGATGGCCGCACTGATTCTCCCCGTGGTCGACGAGAACACGACGCCCGAGGACATTCGCCAGGCGCTGCTCGGACTCGCCCACGACGCCAAGCGCATATTGACCCGTGATCGCGTCGGCAACCTGAACCCTGACCACGCGCGCATCCACCGGGCCATCAACGACCTTCTCGACGAGCTCGTGGGCCGATGACGTACGCCTATCGTTGCGAGGTGTGCGGCGGTGATGCCGTCTGGACCCTTACCCGCCGTGGGGATGTGGCGGCAACCTGGGCGGACGCAGAGCACCTTCACGAAGTCCTGCTCAACCTTCAGCGAGACTTCGAGGTGACGGAGATCGTCGTCCGCCACTACGGCAAGACTGTCGAATGGGCGGACATCGACCGATCCCTTACGTCGATCTGGAACGACCAGTGAGCGGCCTTGCGTGGTGGACGATGAGCGGGGAGTGCTTCCTAGAGGCGTTACGCCGGGCCAACGCCGGCGAGGATCCAGACCTGCTGTACGCGGAGTGGTACGCAAACAGTGACATCGAGCGACCGGCCGCCGACTCATGAGCGCGGAACTTGTCGGCCAGATCATCGAGGGTCTCGAGCCTGGCGCGTTCGTCACTAAGTTCGTCCTCATCGCCGAAGTCATCGACACTGACGGTGAGCGCGGCATCTGGACCGAGACTCACTACGGCGCGAAACCCTGGGACACGCTCGGGCTGCTCACGTACAGCATCGAGTGCCTGGATCTGTGCGAGGAGCCGAGCGATGACGATGATTGACGGGCCCGGCGTGCCAGTGACCCCTGCAAGTGAGGCCGAGCGCGAGGTCAGACGTCAGGCCTCGCAGTCGTTGCACGAGGCCGCTCGCCTTGAGTCCGAAGGTCACCGTGACGCGCTCGACCGGTCGTTCAACGCGCCGAAGCACCGTGCCGACGTCGAGCCCGAGCTGGGTCCGGTCGCTCAGCACTGCGGCCAGTGCGTGACATGTAACGTCTGCGGTGAGGCAATCCGATTGGGCGCACACCTCAGCAGGTATAACGAAGGCCCTCGCGCCTGACTTGAGAGTCTGGTTCGCGAGGGCCTACGTGCTTGCTTGCCGACACTGACGGTACCACACGCGTGCGGTTCGTCCGCGCCTGACCTCTCTCGTATCCCGGACAACATCTCTCGGTTTACGCACAGCGTTAACAGATAACTTCCGCTTCCGGAAGTTATCTGGCAAGTCCCGCTCCGCAGGACGCCGATGCCTCCTGCCGACGACAGGATGCCCGCAATGGCGATCTCCAACATTGAGCACACCGTCGCGCCGAAGATCCGCAAGGGTCCACCGTGCGACGTGTGTCTAGCATTGGACTCGCTGCCACCTGGCGAGGCTGACGGGCTACGGCGGCTGCTCAGCGATCCACTCTGGCGGTACTCCACCATCGCCGAGAAGGTCCGCACCGACCCGGACAACCCGCTCGACATCTCCGCGCAGTCGTATGCACGGCACGCGCGGGGCATCTGTGCGGCACGGGAGCGGCTGCGGTGAGCATCGCCGAGCTCGCGGCCACCATCCCCATCGCGCCGGGTGTCCGCAACCGCATCCTCATCCTGGACGTGGAACGTCTCGACGGCATCACGAGCCAGCACTTCTGGGACCGCGGCGACTTGAAGAACCGCTACGTTCACCACGAGACAGTTATCCGAGAACCACGCACGACCATCGTCTGCGCCAAGTTCTACGATGAACCCGACGTCATGCGGTTCGCCGAGTGGGACAAGGGTGGACGCGGCCAGTTCCTCAAGAGGGTCCACGCTCTCATGTCCAAAGCGGACATCATCGTCGGGCATCATCTTGATGTAGCTGACGTGCCGTGGTTGAAGGGTGACTTCTACCTACCGCGCATCGGTCACGCACACCGGCCGCAGCTGCCACCGTTGCCGCCGTTCAAGACGGTCGACACGCTCAAAGTTCTACGGCAGCAGTTCAAGTCGGGCGCACCATTCAAGTCGCTCGATGCGTTCTGCAAGATCGTCGGCGTACCAGCCAAGACCGACCGCTACGACCGCGAGGCGATGGAACGTGCAGTCGCCGGCAGCATCGAGGACCGGCAGCGACTCACCGACTACTGCGCCGGGGACGTGGTTGCCACACAAGGGCTGTACGACTGGCTGCGGCCACACATCAAGAACCATCCGGCCCTGTTCGTGGATGGGAAAGACGCGCTCACAACGTGCCATCGCTGCGGCCATGACACGGAGCCAATCGCCAAGCGGTACGTGGCCAACGTGCTGACTTATTCGATGCGCAAGTGCACGGCCTGCTCTGGCTACTCGCGCATCAGCATCGAGCCGGAACGTCTGTCTATTGTCCGCGGAGTTTAGGGAGCTGACATGGCTGCTGGTACGGGCTTACCCCCTCAGCTCATCAAGTATTGGACCGTCGGCCCCGGTGCGGCGAAGATCGGCGGATGGGGCCACGCTGGGGACTACGCCGCCTGCGTGAAAGAGGTCCAGTCTGAGGCAACCGAGAGTGGACACCCATTGCCGGACCATGTGATCCACGGGCTGTGCGCAACCCTCCACAAGATTGCCACAGGAGCGCGGCCGGGCCATGCTCCTGCTGAGGGTGGCTAACTAACCAATGGCTGTCGTGTATCACTGGAAGCACGGCTGGATCCCGCTCGATCACACGGCGGCGCTCCAGAAGGCGAAGGGCAACCACGACCTAGCGGCGCAGTACCTCAAGGATGCGCCGAACGCGAAGGGCATCACCTCGCGACAGCACGTCGCCAAGGCGGCGCTCGACCTACCGAATTTGACGCGCGCCGAGGATCGCACGGCGGCGGCTCACGAGTTGCATGGCGCTGCTCAGGCGCACGGTGCAACGGAGCTGCTTCCACGGCGCGACGCAAGCAAGGCTGCTGTGCATGGCGTGTCTTCGCCGTTCTCGTCCGCGAGCCAGTTGTCGCAGGCGTGGGATAAGGTGCGCGGTGACATCCTCGAGAAGCACGGCCACCCGCGCGACCTGAAGAGCGCCAGGCTCGCCACCGGCAGCATCGCGCTGGACATGCAGATCGATGGCAGGTGGGTCCACTTCACAAGTGCCTCACAGGTCGAGATGCGAGACATCGTGCGACTCCGCGAAGGGAAGACCTTTCGCCTGCGTGCGGCGCACGTACCGAAGAACACGGCCTGATGACCTGGGGTCGAGGCAGCACTCGCCAGTCCCGCAAGGACCGTGCGCTGGTGCTCAGGCTCTACCCCATCTGCTACCTGCAGTACGACGGATGCATACGGGTCAGCACGCAGGACGACCACGTCGTGCCGCTCGAGCAA